TGGCCGATGCGCGCGCCTGGATCGAGGCAGATCAGGAGATGGAAGCAGCGGAGTCCAAGAGGACGGCCGTCGAAATGAACTTCAAACCCGCAGTTCGGCGCGCATGGTTCGCCGCCAACGCCGGTCGTCCCAAGCCTGAGTCGTCCGTCAAGCTGGTGACCCCCCTGGGTCAGTTGTCGGTCAGCTTCGCGGCACAGTGGTTCCCCAAGGCCGAGTTGAGCACCATCGGCATCCCCAAGCCGATGCTGCGGAAGAAATGCAGCCTCAAGGTGAACGTGGACCTGATCCCCGCGGAATCCCAGGAAGCGGTTGTCGAAGCGATCCTGGCCGCGCTCACAGCCCACGGATGCGAGGCCGCTCTGGACGCCAAGCTGTCCGACTACCCCACCGAGGCGTTTGCCTCGTCACGCCACGTCGATTTCACCCCGGACCAGAACGAGAGTTTTGAACTGGCCGGTCTGGCCACCCGCTGCGCGCTCCGGAGGTAAACCCCCGCGAACGCCGGCGCAGGCGTGACAGGCCGGAGAGACGGCCACCCATTTCATGAAGATCAAAAACGCAGTTCATGCACTGATCGGAAAGCCTGTCCGGATCATCAATGTCGGAGCGGAAGCCAAGATTCAATTCAACGGCAGGATCAACTTTGCCGTCAACGGCATCCTGGAATACCTCGACGACGAGAATCTGGACCTGGGATGGATGGCCCGAGGCATGGCGGATGGGGAAGAAGTCTGGATCGAGTTCACCCCGGCGCATCTTCGCGGCTACCTGCGGATGATGGACGGCACGCACCGCATCACCATCGAGGGGGCCACATGAGTTGGAATACGATCATCACGCCCATGCGGCCCGGCGTGAACCTGGGTCCCATCCCCGCTGACTTCGCGATGATGGGCTGGGAGTGGCAGCCCAAGATCGACGACGAACGGGCTGTTTTTCATATCCCGGACGGATCCCTCTACAACCGCCACGGGCAGCCCTTTGCCCGAAACAAGGCGGAAGCGTTCGTCCCGGCCCTGGCCGACTTGAAGAAGGTGTTCGCCGGGTCGGAGTGGATCGACCTAGGCCTCGTGGGGTTCCGCGGCACCGAGGAGTTCAAGGGAAGCCGCGGGGCCGTCCTCGTCTTCGACCTTCCCAGTCGCGATGGCGATTCCTACGAGTCCCGCCGCGATCTGCTCGTGCGACGGCTGCCCGTTCTGGAGATGACCCGCGGCGAGCGGCCCAAGCCCGGTTTCGTCTATCGGTTCCAAGACGAGCACCAGGGCGGCGTGTTGTTCGAGCAGACGCGCGACGTGCCCGGTCTGGAGGGCGTTGTCGGCCGGCTGATCCGGGCCCCGTATATGCAGGGCGATGCCCCCACCATGGCCAAATCCCGGTGGAAACGCGCATGAAGTCCAAGAGCATGGTCAAGGTGAGGAACGGTCGTCGCCCCAACCCTCCCCGTCCCAAGCCAGATCCCGGTCTTCACATCTGCGGCGACTGTGGCCGCGTGATGCGCGACTTCCCCGAGGGATGGCGCTGCCGATCCACGAAGTGCCAAGCCAAACGGAAGCAGCGTCTCGACGACCTCATCATTCTGGCCAGGGGGATTCTGTGAGACCTGGATCGCCTGGAGATCAAATTCATCAAAAAGCCATGAGCAAACTCAAGTACCACACCAAACAAATAGACGTGCCCGACAGCGAAGCCATCGGGACTGATGCCAGGGCCCGACGTGAGGCTGCTGGGCTTTCCCTGCGCGACACCTCGGCCCGAATGAAGATCAGCGCCATGTTCCTGTGCGACCTGGAGCGGGCCAAGCGTGGATGGACGCCGGTGCTGGTCGCGAAGTTCAACAGAGCCCTTTTCCCTAAAAAGTGATGACCACCGCGCCCGCCCATCGGCTTCCGTGGCCCTATAGGCAAATAAAGGTGATCCGCCACCGTGAGCAGCGTGGGGACCACTGGCACGCCCTGATAGACGCACGGCGGAGTCCCAACCTGAAAGCCTGAATGACGCTTCAACAGATCATCGAGGAAAAGGACCGAACCAAGCTGGAGAACGAAGCCATCCGACTCGCATGCACCCTCGAAGCATTCAAGGGGGACATGAACAAGGAGCAGGTCAAGGCCACCGATCTGGTGTTCGCGACGGCCGGGGCGTTCGCCGTGGTCATGTACCGACTCGAACACGAGAAGCAATGAAATCCAAAAAACCAGTCAGCGCGAATCCGAAGCCGGAGAACATCATCACGGCCAAGTTCAAGATTCGCGGAACCGCTAGGCTTTGCATCGTCAGATTGAATAGGTGTCGATGCAACCGACCCTACCATCCCATTTCCGCTGCCTAGGACAGGGCCCCATTACGGGATAACCCACCGACGCGCGGTACGCAGAAACAAAGAAACCACCAGTAAGTATGGCAAAAGCAACCAAGCAAGAAGTAGTCGTCAGGCCGTTGAACGAGATCACGGCCCAGTTCAGGATCCGGGGAAACGCCCCGTATTGTCAGAACAAATTCAGTGGCAAGGCCAAGCAACTGATGATCGAGACCCAGGAGGCCGGCAGTCAGAACAAGAAAGGCAAGAAGCGTGAGGCCAAGGATTTTGACTCCCTGTACGAAGGGGCCAAACACACCACGGCTGACGGATGGCACGGGATCCCCGCTCCGGCATTCCGGTGCGCGCTGATCGACTCCTGCCGAACCGCAGGCTTTACGATGACCATGGCAAAAATGACCGTTTTCGTTAAAGCGGACGGCTTTGACGTGGAAGACGGAACCCCCCTGGTTCGCATCACCAAGGGCGAACCGAAGCGCGTTGACTCCCCGGTCCGCAATGCGAGCGGCGTTGCCGATATCCGTTCCCGCCCGGTCTGGGATCCGGGTTGGGAAGCGGTGGTGACCGTGAAGTTCGACGGTGATGCCTTCACGCTTTCAGACGTGACTAACCTCCTGGTTCGCGCCGGCACCCAAAACGGGATCGGCGAGGGCCGTCCCAACTCGAAAGCCTCGGCCGGAATCGGCTGGGGGACGTTCGATGTCGTGAACGACTAACGCTTATGAGCGCGGTTGTTGTGACGCGGGAACAGGCCGTCTCCGAAGTCCTGGAGTTGCAGCTCCGGGAAGGCGGGGACGGCCTTCTTACTCCCAAGCGAGTGCTCGATTACGCCAGGGATCCGGCCTGCAAAATTCATCATTTGTTCACCTGGAGCGACAGCGAGGCCGGGGAAAAATGGCGGCTTGAGGAAGCAAGAAGGCTGATCGTCAGCGTGCGCGTGTTGGTTGCAGACCAACCCGTTACGGAACAGTCCACGCGGCGATTTGTGAGCCTTTCAACGGATCGTGTAAGCGGAAACGGTTACAGGACCATCGAGGCCGTTCTGGCCAACCCGACGCATCGGAAGACTTACATCGATGATGCGATGAACGAGTTGGATGCTGTCCGAAAGCGATACGGACACGTCCTGGAGTTGGTTGAACTTTGGAAGACGCTTGACGCTGTGAAGCGGACAAGCGAATTGACCGGCGGATGACGGTAATGGCACGGCGCAGCAGGCGTGGACGGGACGGGAAGGGATAGGCGGGGCCAGGGTGGCACGGCAGGATCGGATGGCTGGGGAGGTGGGAGGTAGGGTCTGGGAATGGCACGGTAGGATCGGTTGGCGTGGTCCCGCTGGGCACGTCGAGGTCGGGCATGGCACGGCAGGATCGGCACGGCAGGATCGGATGGCGAGAACCGGCCAGGAGGTCGCGGTAGGGCAAGGATGGCCCCGTGAGGCTGGGCACGGCAGGAGTGGCACGGTTGGACGGGCGCGACACGGCAGGTCAAGGCGGGGCCTGGCGAGTCTCGGCATGGCGGGAGTGGTGGTCTGGGCGAGCTTCGCCAGGTCAGGAGGTCGCGGAGGGTAGGTGTGGCGAGGTGAGGCATGGCGCGGCAGGCGAGGGCGGCGCGGCCTGGTCGGGCGTGGCCTGACCGGGCGGGATAAGGCACGGCAGGAACGTCGCGACGTGGGCGGGTGTCAGGGTATGGCGGGGACGGGCATAGCACGGCAGGAGAGGCATGGCGTGGATAGGTGGGAAGCCGCGGTGCGTTGGGGAAGGCGAGTCAAGGCACGGCAGGAGTGGAGTGGCAAGGTCGGACAGGCTCGGATGTCCAGGCACGGCAGGATAGGACTGGTAGGGATGGTGGGGAGGAAGGTTCGGCCCGATTGGCGCGGCAGGAATGTCGCGGCTCGGACAGGCGTGACAGGCCAGTCCAGGCAAGGCATGGCGCGGCAGGAGTGGGAGGGTGGTGGCCTAGGTGGGCAGGGAATGGTACGGCAGGACTGGTAGTCATGTCGGGTAATGGCACGGCATTGCAGGCAAATATGAAAATCACAGTCACAGATACCAATGAATTTGACGACGCTCTTAAGTACGCACGAAGACCTGGGGATTCCATAGTGGCTAGGGATGGCACTTTTGTGACCGCGGGAAACTGGGGATTTCCAAATTACAAGAGTTTGGCCAAGGGGGTCTCCCTGGACCTTACCGGATCCAGGTTGAAGTTCTCGTCCAGCCCGACACTGATCGCGGGTGGAGTCGTTCGCCCATCGCGCGATTTGAATCTGCTTTGGGCCGAGGCCGATACCACCGTTTCCGGAGGCACCTTTGACTGTACCCCGCCGCCCGGTTGGTTTGGAGGTGGCCTTCGGTTCTTCGGAAAGTTCACGGCCAGTGGACTGAGTATCACTGGGCTTCGAGGATCGTGGAACTGGGGAGGGTCGGGCACGGAAGTTTTTGCGCTGTCGAGCGAGGGGAAAACGTCTGGAAGCCTCGTGGACTCGTGTACGGTAAACGCAGTATCTCCTGACTCTTTTGTTTCTGGAATTTACCTTGGAGCGACTGTGGATGATCCGGCGGGTTTTGATAGCATGGTACGGTCTTGCGATGTGAATCTTGGGAGCGATAACCAGCACGCATTCGCGGCTACCCACATAACTCGATTCACGGGATGCAAGGGTATAGGCGGGAAATTTGGTTTTTATTGCGACACTGGGCCATGCCTAGCCGTGGCTCGCGAATGCGAGTTCCAGGGGTCATGGGCCGCGGTGGCGATGATTGGAACGGCGGTCTGCATTCGGAAGGTGTACATCGTGAATTGCCGTCTCACTGGGGCGCGCGGCGTGGAGTGGTGGGACAAGACGCCCAACCAGACCGCGATGAACGGCGGAGTGGTGGTGGCGGACAGCGTGATCGAGGCGGATTATCTGGCGGCGATCAGCGCCAAGAACGGGAGCATCAGCTTTGTACGAAACGAGCTGAAGAAGCCGGTGCAGGTGGCGGCGGATGGATTCAACCCAATGATTCTATGAACCACACCCCCCTCGTACTGTACGTTGCGAGCGCCCTTGCGCTCGTCGTAGCCAACATCGCCTTGTGGAGGCCCATTCCACAGCCGACCGAGCGCATCCTCTACGTCACCAACACCGTCACCACGATCCGCGAGGTGCCTGCGCCGTCGCAGCCTGCGTGGCCCTTCCGCGACGAGATGCCGATCTTTCCATCCAAGACAAACTGGATCTATGGGTTGACCAATGACTGGCCCACAAACTGGATTCACCAAGGTCCCTACACCAACGGGACCACGCTCACCAACCTGAACGTCTTGACGAACTACATTGCCGGTCATTCGTTGGTGATGACCAACGGGGTTAGGTGGTCCGATACCCACCCACTGACCGTTCTCGTCTCCACCAACTTCGACGCGGGCTGGGTCCACATCCCCACCAACTGGCTCACACCTGAGGGACTGAAGATGCTTGGGGGTGCGCGATGAGCAGCCACAATCATCCAGTGGCTCGGATCGCCTGTCGGTCAGGGATTCCTCTCGGAAGTAGAAGCCAGAAGAAAGGAGGCAAGCCGTGAGTGATCAACCAACACCGAGGACGGACAGAGAGGCGTTCTATCTGTCGTCATTCGTAGGCGGAACGAATGGAGTTGGAATTGAAGTCGTCCTTGCCCACATGGTGAGGGGCTTGGAGCGCGAACTCGCGGAGCAAAAGGCGATGACTGACCAATACGTCACCCGCATGGGCGAGAATCTTGAGCGGGCCGTGAAGGCGGAGCGCGAACTGGCGGAGGCTACTGAGGAGCGTGCTCGCTGGCTGGATCGGTGGATGGGCATGGTAGCCGAACGCGACCAGTGGCGCGAGGTGGCGGAGGAGCTTAATCAAGCTGCCGATGAAATATCTCAGGACGTCGAGTGGCCACGGCTCGACAGGGCGCTGGCTGAGTTCCGCAAGCTGCAGGGAGGTGCCAAGTGAGTGAGCAACCGACACCGCGGACGGACGTGGAGGCGTTCAAGCTGGTCGGCCAACCCGTGCAGTCGTCGTACTGGGTCCCCGCCGACTTCGCACGCCAACTGGAGCGCGAACTCGCGGAGGCTGACCGCGACCGCGCCATCGTAGGCGAGAACGCAATCAAAGAAACGAGCGTACTTCGCAAGGAAAGGGACCAGTGGCGCGAGGTGGCGGAGGTCTTCCTTAAGACCATCAAGGGGTGCCGCGTCGTGACTACCGGAAGTTCGCCGCTGGATCACGCTCTCGCGACGTTCAACAAGCTGAAGGAGGCAAGCAAGTGAGCGAGCAACCCGATGACGCAGACCTTCACGGCTTGCACTTGCGCCTCACGGAGATGCCCTCCCTGTACTCCGCTAGCATCACCGCCTCCGCTGCCACAGCCCATGCGGTCTGCTCCGAAGGCGAGAGCCTCTCAAATGAAGCAAGCGCCCCACCGTCCTGAGCCTTCCACTCACGCTGGGCGCAGAATGCCACGTAGGCGATACGCCCCCACTTGAATGGCTTCTCCTTCGTCACTGTTTACCGACATCCAACTGCTCGGTCCTGACCGTCCCCGTGATGTTGGCGTTGTCCGAGGTCAGGGTCTTCCTGACCTTCACCCGCTCGATGACTCTCGGCGTGATCACCGGGGCCGCAGTCTCCCGCGTCAGGGGCATGCTGATGACCGCCTGCGCCTCACCCCAGGGCGTCGTGGGCGGGCCGTCCGCAGCCACCCTCTCCACCACGTACTCCTCCCGCGAGAGCGTCACCGGGATGTTGACCTGCTCCGAGACGACCACCTTGCGGATGATCACCTGGCCGTTGCTCACCGTCTGGCGACGGACACTGAGGCTCTCCTTCTTGAGCTCGAGCTCGGTCCCGTCGGCCACCACGGTCGGCCCCACCAGGGAGTTGTCCACCGCAAGCGCAGGCGCCACGCCCTGCCGGGTGTACACCGTGGGGTTGCCCGCAATCCTGGGATCCACCCGTGCCGGCAAGGGCTCGTTCCTGGGAGTGTCCGACGTGTTCGTGTCCACCGTCTGCACCGGGTTCACAGCCGTGATCGGACCCGTCACCGTGATCGGACCCGTCACACTCACCGGCCCGGAGTAGATCCTGGGCCGCGAGTTTGTGGCCGCCCTGGAGGAACTGCACCCAGTGGAAACAAGGCTGAGCGTCGTCGCGCTAACAGCCATAAGGATTAGAAGTTTTTGGTTCATGCGAAGTTCGTTATAGTTTTGAGCCATCTGCCTGTCCATGAAGTTCACCCTTCCGCTCACCATCCTGGCCTCTCTCAGCCTTGTGACCCCGGCTCGCGCTCTCGACGAGCAACGCCTGCTCCGCGCAATCGAGCGAGCGGAGGGCGGAGTAAAAGCTCGGAAGCCATTCGGAATCCTGAGCGTTCCGGTCAGGAATAGATCCCACGCCCGGGAGGTCGCTCTTCGCACCATCCGGCGGGCTCTCAGGGACTGGGATGGACGTGGCGACCCCATCGTCGCCATTGGCCGGCGCTACTGCCCGCCCTCCGTCGATCCCGTGGGGCATAGGAATTGGGTCTCCAACGTCCGCCACTTCATGCGGACCCAGCCTTGATCCACACCGCCGTCCTCAGCTTCTGCAACTCCGCCATGATCTCCTTCGCGTGATCAGGCAGATCCTTGAGGGTGCTGTCCGCATCCAACTCTAGCGTCCTGGCCACAGCCAGGAGGTTCATCGTCGCCCAGTTCTCTTCGTTGTTGGCCGTTTCCATGGTGATCTTTGCGTTCTCCGAGTTCTCGCTTCCTCGTACCCCCGGTCCTCCCCGGACAACCACTCGTCACTGAAGGCAATCGACCTCTGCAGATCCTCAATCGAGGAGTGCAGCCTCTTGATCTCCTCCAGGTTCGCCGTCCGCTCCGAGTTCACCGCCACATGCACTTCCTTGAGCGTCGTCGTCGTCTTCGATTGAATGAAGAGGATCAACGCCGCCATCACAGGACCTAACATCTCGAAGATCAGCTTGATGGCGTCGATCGCAGTATGGTCCGCGGGGGCCACCCTCGCCGACTGAGCCACCAGCAGTTGAAGAAGGTTCGTGTCCATACCCATCACATGCTGGCGGGCAGGAGGGATGAATCCCTCCCACCCACCATCAAACCACCCGTCTTACGGTGGATCCGGGGGTCCACCCTAACTGGCTTCCATGCGCGGCAGGAGAGGAGTAGCCGCCCAGAAGGGGAAACAATAAGACCCTCAGGGCGACCGCATGGGCGCACGCTACCAGGTGACGAGCGGAGAGCCCGCCAAAGTCAGGATCGCATTGATCAACATCAGAACGGCAACCACCGCAATCACGACCTTGGCAACTTTCCGGAAAGGCTCTGGGACGCCACAGTAGTCCACCAGCCAGGTCAACAACCAGAAGATCAGCCCCGCCACAATGATCCAGATGATCACGTTGACGAGGCTGCTGGCGCTGATGGCAGAGGCAATCATGGCTTCTCGACCGGCTTTCCGGGGATGATCTTAACCACCGCCGCCACGTCGTTGCGGGGGTGGTCGCGCTTCACCTCGATCTCGATTTCGAGGCAGATGCAAACCCTGGCCTTCGAGCCATTTGGCAAGGCCAGCTTGGGATCGATGTCCAGGGTCAGCTTCACTTTTGGCCGGCGTAGCCGGAAGTCTGGGAATTCACAGCACGACCCTTGTTGGCCTGAGGAGCTCGGGCGACCTGGGCCTGGGTGACGATCTGGGGCTTATTCTCGGGGGTGCCAGGGACGATGGTGACCACCGCGGCCAGTTCGGTGGGTTCGATGACAGAAAAATCCTGCGATCCGGAGATCTGTTTCACCTCGTCGGTCAAGTCGCTGTCGGCCGTGACAGTGACGGTGGCGGATCCGACCACTCCGACCGCAATCGCCGTCGCGCTCATTCCGTCCGCGGCGACATCGAGGGTCAGGATGGATTCGTCGGAACTGGCCCATGTCGGGGCCCCTTCAACGCTCGACGGACTGCCGGCGAGGGTTGTGAATTTGACGGTAAGCGGGATCAGTTGATTCGTGCCCAAAAGTTGGATTGCCATCCTTGGAGGATGCCTGATCTAGGCCTGGGCGAAATGGGGTTTAGACCTACCCCTTGACCGCGACTTTTTTGAGCTTGGGAACCTTGATGCGAGTCACCTTTAACTTGCCCAGGCGAACCACCTTGCTCTTACCCGGCTTCCCGAGGCGCATCTTCTTCGGCCTGAGACCGAACTTCGAACGACCCAGCTTTCCGAGCCCTCCTCGAAGGGCGCTCGACGACCCACCGAGGACGCTCGCCCCAGCCCCCATGGCCCCGCCGCCGAACGCAGATCCACCCCCGCTGGCCACGGGGCTTCCTCCGCTGACCGTTCCGCCAGTGCCCAGGTACGCCCCGGAGATGGGGCTGCTGACCGCCTTGGTGTTCGTGGCCAGCGAATGCCCGCCGTCCGGGGTCTTCGTGTTCGACAGGATCCTGGCGGCGACGGCCACCGCCGCGCTCTCCTCCTGGACCGCCGTGGAATCCAGAACCCCGGTGGCTTTGAGTGCCGCGAACTCCGTGGGCGTCACGGATCGACCCAGAGCACGAGTGACGGGTTCCATGGCGGACAGGGCAGACTGGACCGCCTTCCTCCCTGCCTCATCCGCAGCCTTGCGTGCGTCGTGCTCGTTCGCAAACCCGCCACGCTCGACCACCTTGTCGAACGCGGCCTGGTAAATCTCCCGGCTGACTTCCTTGAGCCGATCCGATGCGGCCAATCGATCCGCTTCGCTTCGAGCCTGCGAAACCTGAAGGGCGGCGTCCAGCAGGGGCCCGCGCGTCGGGGTGTTCTGCATGAACTGGAAGCCGAAGCTCGTGTCGGGGGGCGTAAACTTCACGCCGGCGTCGATGGCTGCCTTCCGGATGTCGTGGACCGATTGCCGGCGGTTGGGCATGAGCATATTGCCCATGGCCCGGCCCAGCTCGCCGAACATCCCCAGGGCGTTCTTGGCGGAGAGCAGGGCGTTGGTCTTGGCCTGGGGCGTGTCTCCGCCCAGGGCTTCGAAGATCGCCTTCACCGCAAGGCCCACGGTTTCCATAGACTGAACCATCATGCCTGAGAATGGGGTCTTCAGGGATCCGCCCTCGGCGAGTCGATCGATGCCCACACCCGCCGGGATATCTCGGGCCACCTCGAGCGCAATTTCGGTCCACGGGCGCTGCCACCAGGACTTTTCCCATGGGTTGGCTTTGGGCGAGGCGTTCACCTCGAATGAGGCGAAGGCGCGCGCCAGGATGTTCCGCATCCAGTGGAACACGGACCACTCATCGTCCTTGTCGGGCGGGACGCGCAGGGCATCGGCGATGGTGCGGGCGATGGTCGTCTGCAACTCGTTGAATCCCTGCCGAGCGGCCTGCTGGAGCATGGCCGACAGGACAGAGGCGGTGGAGAAGGCCATGGCCCCGATGGCGGCTTCCCCCAGGCGCTTGAAGCGGCCGATGTTCGGCTTGGCGCGCATGAGGTCCAGCGAGCGTGACAGGGTGAACGAGGTCCATCCCAGGAGGCTTAGGAGGGCGTTGGGATGCGGCCGGTTGATGCGGTTGCTGGCGTTGAACTCGCCTAGGATCATCTGCCCGAACTTCGCCCCGGCTTCCGTGCGCCAGAATCGGCGGATGTCGATCTCCCCATTGGCCAGCTTGGCCAGGAAGTCTTCGGGATTCATCCCGGCCTCCTCGATCTGCTCGCGGATCCGAGCGGCGTTCTGGGAGTCGGCATCGCTGAAGGCGTACTCCGCCATGAAGTTGCCCCGCGTATCGCGGAGGGACGTGGGCCCGGCCACCACATCCATCTTGGCAAGTCGCTGCTGCCAGCGCAGGGCCAACTTCTTCAGCCGCCAAAGGGTCATGGGAACGACGATCTGGGCGGCGAACCGGTTCAGGATACGGTCGCCGGCGGAGACGCCAACGTGTTGCCCCAGGACATTCTCGACTGCGGCCCCGACCTTCAGGGCCCCGCGGAAGAACGCCTTCTTCAGGCCCGGCCCCTGCATATAGGACTGCAACTCCTGGATCTCGGCATGGGAGTACGAGGTGACGCCCAGGCCGACCGACTCCAGCCAGTCCAGAGCCTCGGCGCGGTTCGAAAGGAAGGAGTTGGGGCTCGATCCCCCCGTGACATCGAATCCCAGCTTCTTCGCCGTCCACAGGAACGACTCGGATGCCAGCGTGGCCATGCTTCCGATGGAATTCAGGGCGGCGAACAGCACCGCGGCCGGCCGGCCGTAGACCGCGGCCATGGTGTAGACGGAGGCGATGGGCCCACCCACCACGTTCGTCAGCATGGCGCGCGGCCAGCTCAGGATCATGGGGAAGTTGGCCCGCATGAGCTGAACGAGCGTTCCAGGGGATACCCCGGTGTCGATCAGCTTGGCCTTCTCGGCGCGCAGCATCCGCGCCCGGTCGTTGAGCACCTCGATGGCCGCGGCGACCCGCTTGAACAGGGTGGACTTGTCCATGTTGGGCGTGGACCAACGGACGATGTCATGATCCTCGGACGTGATGCCTTGGATCGGACCTTGGAGGCGGCTGACGATGGAGTTCAGGGTCTTGGCGGCATCCTCCATGGCCGCGAGCATGGCCACCTGGGCCCGGTCCGCCATGCGCTCCACGGCTTGCCGGATGTCGATCCCGTTGGCCCCGTACTCGTAGAAGTCGGAGGGGTAGATGAGCTTCGCCGCGGGGGACGAGAACTCGTTCGTGTCATCCTCGCCGATGTGAACCCCCTCGGAACGCTTGGGGGCCTCGGATTCCAGGGAGTTCCGGGTCAGGGCGACCTTGCCGTAACGGTTCAGCTCCTCGTTGAACAGCTTGGCCACGGTCGCGGGCGGGATTCTTCCCCCGGCCAGGGCGGTCAGGGCATTCACGACCTGCTGCACCGTCCTGGGGGCCTGGGCCCGGCCGGCGCGGATGTCGGCCGCGTATCGCTTCTCCAAGGCCACAAGCTGCGGATTGCGAGCGAAGGCCAGGTCGTTCCGCCCAGCGTCCAGGATGTGGAACAGGATGTGGTGCGGATTCATGTCCCAGAACGCGGTGATGTCGGGGATCACGTTCTGTCCGGTGACCTTCTGCTGGTTCGTCGCCAGGGTGACTGCGGCGGAATAGGCGCGAGCCAGGGGGACTTCGAAGTCCTTGTTCACTGACCGGGCCAGGCCCACGTCGCCGGTCTCGGCCGAGGGGCGAATGAGGCGGACATCCATGCCGGGGATGGACTCGCGGATGCCGCCGTAGGGCAGGCTTTCCACGATGTCCTGGACGGCCCTGAAGATTTCACGGTCGTACCGGAGGAGGGTGATCAGCTCCGGGGTCACGATGGATCCGTGATTTCCGGAGAACGTCTGATCGCCAGGAGCCACGTTGGATCCGTGTTCGCGCAGGCGATGGGCCACCTCGCTGTAAACCTGCCGGAACGAGGACCGCGCCAGTTCGTCCGTGGGCGACAGGTTCATCGAGTCCATCGCCGCCTTGAGCAACTGGACGCGGCGGGCGTGGTACTTGTTGAGGATGGCGGTGACCTTGCTTCCGACACGGGCGTAGGTGGCCATGGATTCCGCCAGTCGCCGGCCGGAAATGCCGGGGATCAAGCGGGGCATCGCGGCTCGAACGCCCATGGGATACTTCGTCCACTGTTCGGACAGGCCGTTCGGGGACAGGGTCTTTCCGATGGATCCGGGGGTCGAGTTGGCGTCGATCAGCGGGAGGACCATGTCCACGGCGACTTCCAAGCCGCGCGTGATCTCCGGCGGGTTCACGTTGGCAGCGATGGCGCGCAGGGCCGCGTCCCGATAGAGGATGATCTCCATGATCTTCTCGGCCGAATACTCCTCGCCAGGGCTGACCCGGACGCCGGGCTGGGTTCCTTCCGCCGTCAGGAACTCCGCCATGAAGACGCCGTCCGAAGTCTGGTAGACCATCTCGGCCACCCCGAAGTTGTCGGGGGCCAGCTCGTGGGCCGCTCCGTCCACGGCGTTGGCCATGTCGGAGAGGTTCTGGATCGTCTGAAGCTCGCGTTCCAACCGCTCGATCTGCGTGTCCATCGACCGGTTCGACTGCTTGAGTTCGAGGGTCTGCTGCTTCAGGGAGCGCAGGAACGGGGCCGCGGAGAGCAGCGCCTCCTGGTTCGCCTGCCGGATGATGGCACGTTCGGATCGGGCGATGGCGATGCGCGCCTCCTTGGGGGTCAGGCCGGTGGTGTCCACCGGATCCCTGGGGCGGCTCAGGACTTCGTTGCGGACCCGTTGGAGCCGCTGGATGGCGTTGAGGATGCTGGTCTCAGCGCGCTCGTCGGCCTCGTCGGCCAGGGCGACCACCATGTTCTGGAAGGGGCGCGAGGTGCGCGCCAGTTCCATGATCTGAAGGAAGGCTTCCCGCGAGATCCCGGCATCGGTGGCGATCCGGTCGAGATCGAACGAGTTGGGCCCGCTCAGGGTCGCCGGGTCGATCCCGATGGACATCAGGTTGTCCTCGATGAAGGCATCCCGAAGCTCAGCCGGCAGCGTTCCGGGATCTGAAGCCCCCAGGAATCGAGCAAACCGGGCGATGGCGCGGTCCCCGATGTCCCGCATCCGCTTGGCTTCCTCCAGGGTGTAGAGGCCACCGCTGGCCCCGGCGTCCCCGCGTGCCGCCTGGATCATCTCCACCATGGCGACTTCGATCTGACCTTCCTTCTGCCGGGAATTGCGCCGTTCCTCGACGAGCTTGTTGAGGGCGCGAAGGGCGGTGTCGGTCGTTCGAACCAGGCGATCCCCCAGCTCCCGCCGCATGGCCCTGGCCTTGTACTGGAACACCCCGGCGGCGACGGCGGCGGAATTCTGGATGGCCACCGGCATGGCTGCCAGGGCGCGCGGCTGGGTCCCGCTCTCGCGGATCTGATGGATGACCTCGACCCACTCCTGGATGGCCGGGTCGGAAATGGCATCGGCGGCGGCGCGGGCCGCGGGATCGCCTTCCACCCGCGACTTCAACTCGGAGGCACGAGCGTACATTTCGGGGTGGTTCTGCTCGATGTCAGACAGGCGGATCTGCTGCCGGGAGATGCGGCGGTTCAGGGTTTGAATCGGGTACTGGGGCAGGTTGTCCGTCAGGTAATCGCGAGTCGCCTTGTTCCGCTCGATGTTCTGCATGAGCGACATGGCTCGCCGGGCCTTCACCTCGTTGAGATAGATGCTGTGGTTCTCGATGTCCTCGCGGGTGAGGAGGTCAGGATTCACCTCCTGGACTTGGTCGATGAAGTCATCGGCGGCGATGTTCAGGGCCGCGCGCCGGTGGTTCGCAATGTTCGTTGCCAGGACCGTGTCGGCGATCTGCTGCATCCGCTGGCGGACACTCTCGAACTGGTGGTCCTCCAGGAGCCCCGTCTGAAGATCGGAGAGCCGCGCCTCCATGCGGGAAAGCTCAGGCTCGAAGGAGTTCCAAAGGGCGAAGTGTTGGTCGGCGAAGACCTGTTCCTGAACGCCACTCGCCCGCTGTGATCCGTCGCGGTTGAGACCGCCGATGTACTGGTGGAGCGTGTCGGTGGGTCCGAAGTCCGCCTCGCCCTGCGGCCCCGCCTGGTGTGGCGTGAACTGGTCGGTCACCCGGTCCAGCGTCCGCTGCATGGCCGCGATGATGTAGGCCGGGGTCTTCGTCTGGTCGAGGCCACGGAAGAACGCCAGGGCCGAACGCACGAATCCCACGGGGGCGGAGGACTTTGATGTCCGCTTCACCAACTCAGCCAGGATGGCATTGCGGCCTTCTTGGGTGTCGATGTTCCCGCCAATGGACTTGCGTGTCTCCTCGATGAGGACGGGGGAAGCCGCGACAAGACCCTTCCAGCTTCGATCCCAGAATCCCTGGGGAATGTTCAGCCGACCGGCGTCTGAGAGAGCCGCCAGGAGTTCCGCCCGGCGACCGGTGCGGCTGCTGGGCATCATGGTCTCAGCGACCACGATCTCGCCATTCTCGAACCGGGCCCCGCGCGCGGCATCGTCCTGGTTGACGACGATCGGCGGGGCCGTGGGGAACTCGGTGCGGAAAGCGTTGATGTCCTCCGCGAGCGGCCGGTGATCGGGCGGGGTCTTTAGGCTGTAAGCGGGGGTTTCATTTCCCGTTTGAACTCCGGATCCGGTGTCTGCCGCCCCGGTCCCAACGCCTGCTTGAGTTCCCTGTCCAAAATTCGTGCGCGATCGAACGAGTCCTTCAACTCCTGATCCACGGATTGTGCTAGCGAAGCGATCGGGAGTGAGGGAGTCGAGGTATCGTTGGGGGGTTTTCCCGTTGAGATTGATTTTCCAAGCCCAGACTGCGGCCTGGGTTTGCCGAGGAGTCCACCCGTGTTTCGCCGCAATCTTGCGAATGACATCTTGTGCCTTTCTTATGAGTGCCGGAGTAGCGACCGCGTCCTCGCCGAAGATCGCGCGGATGACGTGCCTGTCAACAGCGATCGCGCTTTCATCGCCCATGATGGCCCGAGCAAAAGGTTCTATCTTGGGGCCACGGATCGACTCTCCATCCCGGATTCGCTCCAAATTGACCCTAGCCGATGGGATCTGACCAGTGAATGGCGCTCCCTGAATCATCTCAATGTAGGCGCGCAAGGCTCGACCGACATTATCGGGAACCTCAGTCTGGATGGACGTGGCAGCGAGAACCTGTGCGAACAGCGGGGCATCCTTACCGAACATAGAGTCTATGTTCGCCTTGTCGGCCGAGTACCAGTCGCGCCAGGACTCGAACTGGAGAGCCCCCGTTTCCAACTCGGCGTAGCTGCGGAACATCCGGACTGGCTTTTTCAGCGAGAAACCGAACTCAGCTTGGCCCGGATCGAACTGGCGGGGTGCGATTGGGGGCAGCCCAAGTTCGTTGCGCGTGGCGTTGATCTCGTCCAGGGCGGGCTCAAATGCCCCGAGGGTTTCATAGGCAAGATTCCGATCACTGGCCAAGTCGATAATCTCCCGCCTCGTGGGCAATCTTCCCAACTCCGTCATGTTCCGAGCCGCGTAAGACAGCCCCCCGTGGTTCAACTGATCCAGCCATGATTCGAGCCTGGGCAAGTTGATGTCCTCCCCGAACGCCAGGAGGGTCCCGTCCGCGGTGGACGCAGCCATGTCCACGGCGTGGCCCGTCAGGCGCTCGTTGGAGTTCACCCTCCCCATGTGAATCGGGATGCCGCGGTTGTGCGCCTCGCCCATCACATACTCCCACCGCCGCCGGCGCTCCGGATCGGCGAACTCGCCCAGCTTCCAGCCCGTGGACCCGCCGATGAACAGCACGTCCATACCGTCCCATGGGATGTCGTTGAACCGATCCTCCAGCCCGTCCTGGGCCACGAAAGCCACGGGAAGACCGCGCTCCCGGATCCGAGGGCCCCAATCCTTGAACCGCTCGATGGTCGCCGCGGCATCCCCGACCACCTGGCCATTGGGAAGGTGGGCCAGGACATCGGGGGCCACGACGAACAAGACCTTGGGATCGCCCGGTTGGATCTTGTTCAGGAGGGCGTTGAACTTGGGCTCGTTGAACCCGGCCTTACCGAACACGCCATTGTCCACGGCGTAGAACGGGTAGGACCGGGCCGTGTCCAATGAGTGCGACGATGTCGGCGTAATCAGGGCCCCGATGTCCCCGCGGGCCTGGGCGCGAGCGAGGATCTTGGCGCTGTGCTTCCCGGTGAGGTAGCCGATGCGCGGCACCATGGGATTCCCACCGTTCGGCGTGAGGTCGTAGGCGCGCGGCTTGAGGCTGAACGTGGGCCCTTCCGCGGACGGCGACCATTCGCCCACCACGGGGATCGGCTGCGAGGCCACGATCATGTTCTGGCCGATGGTCTCGACCTTTCCGTAGAAGCGGCTCAGGTGTGGGACGTACCACTCGGCCTTATGGTGCCATTGCCAGGAGTCGGGGCGACCGCGGGGAACGCCGGACTTCTTGCCGTTCTCGAAGTGGACCCAGAAGTACGCCTTGCCGTCCGGCTTCAGCAGGCGGGCGGTTTGACGGATGGTCTCATCCAACGCAGCCTCCGGCGCGACCACGTTGAGCACGTTGGCGACGGTCAAGGTGTCGGCCGGGGCGCGGAGAGCTGAATCGACGGTGGCCTCATTGACGGCGGAGGCCTCGTTGAATGGATCGTACCGAAGGTTCTCCACGCCCCGGCTCTTGAGGGCGTCGTCCATCCACAAGGACTTCCCGGCCCCGAAGTCGATGTTTCGACTCTGCGCCTTCCACCCGTCCCCGTTGTCGATCACCGAGAACAGGGCGGGGCGGTTGTTCGGCAGCGACGTTCCCGCCGAGGTGTAGGCTTGGGCGATGCTCCGCGTCGTCTCCCGGTCGAACAGGTCCGACTGCACCGGACGGACCTTGAGCGAATAGGCGGGCGAACGGAGCAACGCCGAAAGGGTGGGATCCCCGCTGTTGATGGCTTGCCATAGAGACTTGCCAGAGAACCCCAGGACAGTCGGATGTTTCCCGGCGGCGAACTCGTCGGGGGTCATCGTCATGGCATCCGCGACGTGCGGCACTCCGATGGAAGCCATGATGGCCCCGCGGGTGCGCGTGATGTCGTTGACCTCAAACGGATCGCGCGCCTTCAGGGAGTAGGTCGGAGTGGATTCGTCGGGAGGTCGGAGTGCCCGCTCAACCTCGGCGACGAAATCGTCTCGTTGATCCGCGGCGTCGAACTGGAATCCTGGGATCGCGTTGGCCTTGTTGTACCCCGAGTAGTATCCGTCGTGCTTCTTGGCGATCCGGTTGACTACGGAGAAGTTCGCATCGCTCAAGCTCTTGGTCAGCGTGGCGACGAACAACTGGATCCCCTTCTTCGCGTGCGTCGTCTGACCCAGCTTGAACAACGGAGGAAGCTGGGGTGTGGTGGACTGCTGGCGGGTGGGAACGACGCCGGGGCCCTGGGATGTCGTCTGGATGATGGCGTCCCGTGTGGTCAGCGGATTGCTTGGGGCGGGCTTGGGCTTCCGGATTCGCGCCGGAACGTCCAGGTCGCGGATCTGGTCGAACAACTCCTGGATGGTGTTGGCCTCGATCTTGGTCGTGAACGTGGGCGGGAACAGGTTCTCAAGCCCTTCTCCGATCCGGTGGCCGGAGTGGAGATCGGAATAGGTCGGCGTATCGAAGATCAGCAGGCGAGTCCGAACGCTGGTCCCGGCCCGTTCAAACACGGACGAAGGAAGCGATATGTCCGCCCGCAACACTCGGCCGTCATAGTGCCCCGTGGGATCATTCCCGGCCCTTAGGAGTTCGACGATCTTGTCGTTCGTGTTGGCCCCATCGGGAACCAGGGCGACGATACGCCCGCCCATTACCAGATGTCGGAAAGCTTTGGCGAGGTGCGCGAACGCCGTGGCCCCCGCCCGACCAAACGGCGGGTTCATCACGATCTCGTCGAACTTGTTCGTGATGTGGTAGTCCTCGAACGTCGTCGAGTAGACGGTCCCCGCCTTCACCTTGATTCCCAGCTCGCTGCGAAGCTCGGCGGAGGGTTCCAGGTAGGCGTGCTGGCCGATGTTGGGGAACCACTGGCCGATGGCCCCGTGGCCGGCGGAAGGCTCCAGCAGGGCGTCCCCGGCGCTTGGGTCAGCCCATTCCACCATCTTGAGCCCCAGCGGCTCCGGCGTGGGGTAGTAGTCCAGCCCCTCGGCGCTCTTGGTCCGGGAGTTCTTCTTCGTGCGGGCGAAGTAGAAGGACACGGCCCGGTCGAAGTCCGACATCGTCTCGGCGCGGCGGTCGGCCTCCTTGCTTCCCTTGCCCTGCTGGTCGTTGGGATCCGCGTCGATGGCATTGAGGTAGCCGTCGCGGAATCGGTCGCGAAGGTTTCGACTGTCCGATCCCAGGGCCAGGGTTTCCACGGTGTCCGCGCGCTCGTTGATCTTCGAGGCGAAGGCGAACCGCTCCATCATCGTGTGGAGCACGATGTACTCGTTGATGGCGTCGGTCTTCACTCCGATCCGGTAACCGCGACCCTCGGCCTGGATGGCATCGGTGGGTCGGATGGGCAGCGCGACCATCATCATGACGCGCTGGTGCTTCCCGCTCTTGTCGTGGAGCGAGACGCCTTCCTTGGTCGCCTGAAGCTGACCGACCAGGAGATTCACGCCGCCACCGTCGCGGTTGAAGTCGATCACCGCCTCGACACGACTTCGGGGGGCCTCCTTGCCGTTGTTGAAGACCACGGAGTCTCCGAACTCGCGGCGGATCTTCTCCAACGAAAGCTCAGAGTCGGGCATGACGATGTTGGCCCACTCGGCATGATCGTTCCGGAAACGGTCCATCTCAGCCTTGAGATCCGCCCCGTTGAAAGCCATCAGGAATTCCGGCGGGTAGGTCTCGAACCGGAAGGGGTGGGCATGGATCTTCGCCTTCAGGTAGCTGTGGAGCAGGATGACCTTCCTGCCCATGGCAACGTGCTGGCGGATGCGTTCGATGGCAGAGTCCATCTTCAATGCTTCGAGGAGTTGGGCGACGTGGTTGTAGTCCCAGAGCTCGTTGAAGACCTTATTGAGGATCGGGTACTGCTGCTGGTACGACTCGCCGCCACGGAAGAACGAGAACCCATCATCGAGTTTCTGCGCTGCGGCCGGTCGGACCAGGACGAACTCCCGGCTGTAGTCCTGGGGAACATCGAGCGAGACGCCGTGCATGGCCCCGCGCTTGGCGAACAGGTCGTGGAGTTGGATCTCCATGACCGAAGTGTCCACGTTTGCGCTGGGCTTGTTCAGCTTCCCAGTTCGCATCCGCCATCCCAGGTTCTCGGCGAGGAACCGGTCGAATCCCTTGGGCTGATTGTATCCGGTTCGCTGACTGTCGTCGGGCAGGGAGTAGAGGAACCCGTCGCCCATGATGAGCGAGGTGTGGTAGGCGAATGGCGTAGCTGAAAGAAAGAGCGCCTTGGTGTTCAGTTCGTTGATCCGCTTCACCTCGGCGCTGATCTTCGCCATGTTGTCGATGCGCTTTTGGTCCCACTGGTGAAGGGCAGCCGCGAAATCACCTCCGCCTGCGTAGTCCGCCTGGACCGGGGCAGGCCCGATGATGGCATTCGTGGCCTTTCGCTCCACGCTGTCGGGGTGGTTGGCCACCATCCGGAAGGACCGAAGACCCGCGTTCGCCTCACCCGCCTCGTTGGACAGGAGGTTGTGAGACTCGTCGATGACCACCAGGTCGAAGTCCTGCTTGGCGAGCTCGGCGTTGTTTCGGAGGTTCGCCTGGGTGGTCAGCGTGACGCCCTTGGCGGCGGTGCTGGTGTCGGGAAGGACGAAGTGCGGGATCTCCAAGTCCTTCATCGCCGACTTCCACGCCTCGATGATGTTGGCGTTCGGGACCGCGATGAGGATCCGCGTCTTCCCCTGCATGAGGAAGCGTTTGACGATGCCTGCCCCGGAGTAGGTCTTGCCGGTGCCGGTGCCATCGGTGAACAGGATCCCGCGCTTGGGATCGCCCAGGCCGGTGCCCGAGGCGTGCGTGGCTGCCACCGGGGTCTCCGCGAACCGCCGCTCCGCCAGGAAGACGTTCTTCCGCTGGCTGGGGAACAGCATCGGAAGCGTGCTCTCTATGTTGCCGGGATCGGCGGAGAGCCAGGGGTAGGATCGGGCGTTGGCGTCGGCTTGGTCGGCGACGGGGTTGTCGCTGGGGTACGCTCCAAAATCGGGCGGAGGAGTTGCCACGTCTGGGGCGACGACAGGAGCTTCCGGAGATCCAAGGTCTGATTGCGCCGCAGCCGATACTCGAGCACGCCCAGTTCCACCGCTTCGTCCAGGCCGTTGAGTTCCGGGATGGCTTGCCGGACGTTCCACGACAGGGCTGGCCGCTGGCTCAGGAAGGCGTTCACCGCCCGCTGGGCGCGCATCAGTGGTAGAATCGCCACGATCGCTGACGCCACCAGGGGTTCCGGTGTCAGCTTGCGAATCTCCTGGTGCCACAGGTCGATCACCAGGTTGAGCTGGTCCGAGGTTTTCAGGCTGAACAGTTGGACCGCGATCGGGTCCAGGTTGTCCTGTTGTTCGGAAGCGATCTGATTCCAGATCCGGAGTGGCACCTGAGTCATATTTTTTGGCGAGTTGTTCGACCCAATCAGCCGGGTCCATTGATCCCTTGTAAGTCGCACCAGGAGAGAACCGAGAGCTTTCATAGGCGAATTGGAGCCAGGGACGAACGCTGTCCCCGAAGTCGTCGATGAGCTTGGTTGAGAACTCGGCGAAGGAGACGATGTCGCTGCTCAGGTAGAGCCCCGACAGTTCGATCAGGTCGTTCTTGGTCTGGGGAGAAAGCTCCTTGAGGGAGAACGGCGTGATGTCTTCTCCGCCCATGTTCGGCTTCAGCCGCTTCTTCAGCTCCTCGATCTTGGCGCGCTTGGTGGCGTCCTGGGCGTCCACCTTGGCCTGGATCGCGTCCATGGCCTTGCGCTTGGGCTGAACGTCGGCCGGCGGCGGGGCGAACAAGTCCTGGTCGCCGGGTTCCGCAAACAGGGCCCCCTGCCCCAGGTCGCCAGCAGTTCCCTTGAGCGGCTTGTTGGCCAGGTCGCGGAGCTTGTCGGCGTCGGCCTTGGCGCGGCGTTGCTCGGCCTCGTTGCGCTCGCGGGCGATCCGGTCCTCGTCGGACTCGATGGCGTCGAAGAAGCCTGGGATGCCCGCAGGTTTTTCAGGGGGAAGCGTGATGTCAGGAACTCCGCCGAGTTCCTCGATGACGAGCTCGGCGTCGATGTTGTGAGTCGGAGCAACGTCTCTGAATTCCTGAATGGTCTTCTGAGCGGCTTCGATGGCCTGAGCGTTGTCCTTGAGGTATTCCTCCACGACAAAGCGGCTGTGATTGTCTTTCCACTGAAGCTGGGAATTGAGGTAGTTCCTGACCTCCTGGATGAATCCAACCACTCGACGAATCTCGTCCGCGATTTCGGACGGGAGCTTGCTGGTCTCCGGCTCAATGGGGCCGTTCACGCCCGCGAAGCTTCCGTCATCAACCGTGACTGGTTTCTTCCCATCGACAACCTGGGTCCCCCACTTCTTCCCGCCGTCCAGGGTAACCGAGAAAGGCCCTCCATCCTCGCCGTACTCCACCCCGATGACGGAGAAAGGATCTCCGTCCACCGTGAAGCTGTCGCCCATCTTCAACTCGGAGACGCTAAGACCTGACGGGCGTTCTTTATCCAGGAACGCATGGAACGCCAGGGCGCGCTTGGCATCCGCGTCGTTTTGGGCCCCTTCCGCCGCCCAGCCCTTGCGTGTGGCCTTCCTGCCATTGGCAGCCGCCGTTATCGCCTCGGCGAACTGGTCGATGCTCATGTCGGCCGTGACGCCCATCTGTCCCACCACGGCGTGCATGGCCTGGTCGGCTGGAGTTCCCTTGGGGCTGAACAGCAGGCGGGCCGCGCCCGTGGGCTTGAAGTCTGGATTGGCCTCCTTGATCAGCTTGGGGTCGATCTTCCCCACGGTGTCGATCAGGAGGTCGATCAGGTCGGGGGCACGCTCGCGGGTCGAGGGCTTGCGGATAGGACGTTTGGGAATCTTGGATGCGAGGCGAGGAATCGGGACACCATCATGGCGATTGATCGCTTCCATGACGCGGCCCAGAAGTCCTGAGATGATGTTCCCTGTTTCGGATCCCGTCGGAAACAGTTGCCCAAACTTGGTGAGGTGCCTCTTTTCCACCTCCAGTTGGGCCTTGGTGTAATCTCGGGCCAAGGCAATGCCCTCGAAGTCATCGGTGTACTTCTGAGCGATGCTCTCCGCGGGGACATCCCCAAACCCCTCATTCAGAGACCTAACTTTCTCGGTGGCAAAAGCCCTGTACCGACTGAGGAACGAATGGTCATCTTGGGAGACTTTCTTCCCCCGTTCAAGGCGATCGAAGATTCCTCGGACACGTTCGATGATGGGCTTCAGGATGCCCGTGAACATCCGGAGGTTCTGCTTGTGCAGGTTGTCCGCGGTGATCCCTGCGGCCGGCTTGTTCTCCTGGGCGTTGGATCCGGGTTTCGGAAGGGTATCTGCCTGGGCCTCGTTGATCCATTGCCACAGAGGCTTGCCACGCACCGTCAGGTCTCGGGTGAAGGTGGAATCCCCGGCACCATACCCAGCCAGGTTTCCGGTGTCGGAAGTCCGGAACGCCCATGTGTCACCGGGTTCGGGCAGTCGATCGGCGAGTTGCTGGGCCAGTTCTCGCTTCCCCTTCTTCCACGCCTCGATGATCGCGGGGGCTTGGGGTTGGTCCGAAACGGGCTTACTGAGTTCAGTCAAGTCACTCGAAGCCAGCAGGTAGTTCCTGCCCGAGTCATCGTCGTTGACTGATACCCCGATGGCGGTTTGCTCACGGACGACGCCAGTCCTTGTGATCTTCCCGTCCATCCACTGAACTCGGTCGCCCACCTTGAACGTCTTGCCTGCGGCCGGCGGTGGCGTTGAAGCCTTCACCACGTCGTTTCCGTCCATGATGAAGACGGCGACGTTCTCGTAGTCCTCGGGGGTGTTCTCGCCCTCGAACTGGATGTCCGTGGTCTCGGTGTTGTTGGATTGGACGACTCGTTTTCCAACCTTGTCGCCAGGAGCCAGGGCCTTCGCCTGCTGGAAAGCCGACTCGAACTCGTTGCGGGCCGCATCCTGGTCCGCCTTTTCCTTGGCCTTGCGTTCAGCCTCGGCGCGCTCGAACGCCTCCTTCTTGGCACGAGCCTCTGCCGCCGCCTGTTCCCGAGCATCCTGGGGCTTCTCCTTGCCCTTGATCTTCTTCTTCAGCTCCTCCGCCTTCAGCACCTTCTCGCGCGTGAGCTTCCGGGACTCAATGGACTGGACCCAGGCCGGGTCGAACATCTTGCCGATGATCGGCGGGACGTTGGATGCGGATGTCGTTCCTCCGGGGTGACGGACCACGAACCAGTGGTCGTCTTCCGCCCTGGGTTCGATGGACTCCAGAATGCCACCGTCCACCTCATCGCCCACGAGCAGCCGGGAGACGATGTTGTCGATCTTGGCCTTGCGCGCCTCGCGTTCCGCCTGAGCCTCTCCAGAAGCCTCGCGGGCGGCGACCTTGTCGATCAGGGCCATGAACTGATCGAACTCGCCCTGGACCCCAAACTTGATCGACAGCGCGGTTCCTTCGTCGCGCGTCAAATCCCCCTGCTGAACCTTGGTCGAAAGGTCGGCAGCAATGTGGCCGGGGTTCTCCGGCGGAACGTAGCTGGCTACCTTGCTTTCTTCCGGATTCGGCGCTTCTGCTCCGCTCTCCGCTGGACTGCCAGGGCTATTGCTATTGCCTGCTTCTGGGGCTTGCCCGCCTTCATTTCCGTTCGGATGTTCTGGCTGACTGCCTGTTTGCTGCTGCTGTTGATCAGGGGCATTGGGGGGTGGTGTCGGGGGTTGCTGGTCGATGACCGGAACGAAAGGTGCCGTGCCGCCCTGGGGCGTGTTGGGCGTCGGCGGCTGCACGGGCGCGGTCGCTTGGTTCAGGATGGCCTGACGCCGGACGTTCTCGCGGGCCACAAACTCGTCCTTGGCCGCTTTCAGGACGCGCTCCGTCTCCAGCTTGACCATGCCGCCGATCCCCTGGCGGTTCATGAGTTCCAAGCGCGTCGTCAGGTCGCGGATCGCCTGCTCTAGCTGGGGCTGGGTCAGTATCGCGGCGTGTCCGGACGCGATGACCTTGGCCTCCTCCGTGTTCAGGGCGCGGATCCTGGCCATGTCCAGCCGCGACTCCTGCTGGCGGACATCGGCGGCGGCGTTGGCAGGCTGGAAAGCGCCGGCGTTCCCGCGAAGGTTCCCCTGCCGGGAATGCTCCACGAGACTGCGGATCAGCAAGCGTCCGGCGCGAACGTGATTCAGCTTCCCGATGCCGGTCCAACGGTGCAGGGCCAGCATGAAGTCATCGACCTTCTGCTGGAACCAGGACTGCTGCCGGTAGAGCTTGGCGACGTACTCCTCGGGGATGATGTCGGGGTGGTATCCTTGCCTTGCCAGCGTGTCCACGATCGCCTGGTAGGCCTTCGAGTCGTTCGCCTTAAGGTGCTCGACGTAGGCGTTGAGGCGGCTCCGGCCCAGGGGCGTTTGAAGCGCCGTGTGCGCGGCCTCCTCCCGCAACACCTGGCGGAAGTGCTCACGCTGGCGGACGCGGCGGGATCCCCGGCCGGCGTTGATGTCGCCCAGGATGGACCCCTGGTAAATGTGGATCTTGCCGGTCTGCGGATCGACGTAGCCTTCCTGCTCCTGATTGGGACGGCCCTGGGAATCCTTGGGATTTTCGGTGGGAAGACCCGTCTCGTTGTCGCGGAATCCCTGGCTGGCGTGCAGCTCGACGCGGTCAGGCGAAAGACCTTCCTGGGTGACGACTTTGGCCCACTCCTCCGACTTCATGCCGGGGCCGGAGGTTTGCACGGCCTGGGCACGGGCGATGTCCAGCCGGTGCTCGTTGGCCTGATTCACTAGCTCGGCCATCTTCTTCGCCTGGGGACTGTCCGCACCGAACTGATCGACCGCCAGCTTGTGAGCCGTCGCCGCTCCTTCCGGGGTCTGGACGGCGTGGAACATTTCCGCGGCCTTCTTCACCTCCGCCTCCGTGGCGGCTGCCATTTCGGGCGTGGTGGCGGCGGCGAGCTGTTCCTTCCCCTTGGCCACCATGTCGGTGTTGCCCCAGAGAGCCCCAAGCTCCATCAGGCGACGGCCGGTGACCGCCTCGTTGACGACCTTCTGGTCCTCAGGTCGGTACGCGCCGTCCTTCTTGGCGGCTTCCAGGGCCGTGCGGTACTGCTCGAAGACACCGCTCCGCATCGCCTCGCCGACCTTCTGGCGCGCGACACGGCGCTCCAGCGGGGTGAAGGCCACACCCGCCGCGGCACCGCCCAGGAACGACATCCCGGCGTCCATCATCAGGTCGCCGATGTTCGTGATCTGGGTCGGGTCGTAGAGCATGGCCGCGCTCATGCGCTGGGCCACGGTGCTGAAGACTTCCTCCAGCCCTTCCATCGTCGCGGTGCCGAGGTGGATCCCGTCCTTCCTGCTGGCTGTGCCAACGAGTGTCCCCCAGAAACTCCTGGCAGCTTCCTTGGCGGCATCCTCCACGGGGCCTCGCTCTGCCTGGAACAGGTACTTCCGCACGGTCGGCGGTAGGTACGGCATCGTTTCCATCATCCGGGCGGTCTTGGCCCAGGCCGATCCGACGTATTCGGATCCCGCTTCGAACGCCGTGGAAAGGACGGCGTGCGCGAAAGCTTTTGTGTCGCCTGCGCCCTTCGACTGGGCCTCCTCAAAGGCCGGATCGAACGTGGCCATGGACATCCCGATGAGCCCGGGGATCCCGGTGACCATGGCGGGAAGGGACATGATGACGGAGGAAGCAACGCCCCCCGTGAAATCGATGGCTGACTTCGTGAACCCTGTGGGCTGGGCGATGGAAGGATCGTTCTGCCTTTCCCAGACGGGGACCGAAGAACGCGCTAGGTCATTTATATTCTGCGCCATGGCGCCGCGCTTAAACCGGGCGTAGGACTTCGCGGGATTGAGCGTTTCTCCCAGGGTTTCCCAGCTTGGGTTCTGCTGGAAGGGTGTGTTTCCCGTCAGCACATCAACCAATGGGCCCGTAGTCAGACCCATGGCTCCAAGCCCGATCTTGAACATCCCCTGACCGAGTTGACCCATGGTGGATCGAACTGCCGCCCCAGGGACATCCATGGCGCCGAACTCTGGCGGAGGCAGTTCCTGTCCAATGGCATCGCGCACCGCACCGATCGGATCGAAGGCGTTATTGGACAACGACGGTTCGGCGACCGGAGTCGGGTCGGGCTGGGCCTGTCCAAACTGGGCCATGAGCTGGCCCTGGGCTTCGGCGAGCTGGGACTGGGACAGCTCGTTCGGCGAGTCGATGTCGAACGACTGTCCGTTCGGCAAGGTCAGCGGATATTTGGGCATGGGTCAGCCTCGGAATGACGTCGGCAAAGGGGGCGGAAGAATGTATCGGAACGGATTGCCTGAAATCGGCGCGGCGGGACGAACGATGGATGGAAGAATCGCGGAGTTTGAAAGGCCGGGGTACGGGGCCCCCTGCATCCCACCCGGCCACCATGGGACACCGCCCGCCTGAAGGTAGGCGGCGATGGCGGCGGCGCGCTGTTCGGGAGAGATAGGCGCGAGTTGAGACGATGTTCCCGGGAACTCTCCCAAAGCCTGTCGAAGCGTCCACTCTATGGAAGCCGCAGAAGTCCCATTCAATGACGATACTGGAAGTTGAATGTTCCCACCTCCGCCAGCACCAGACACTCCTGGGGAATAACCCGGGCTATATGGAGAATAAGGAATAGATGGCGTGGCGGTGACCACGGTCCCGTCCGAAAGCTGAATCGAACCGGGAGTTGATCCGCCGGAATTGGGAAGGCGTATGTCCCCCCCACCGCCTGCACCAGTCACCCCTGTGGCATAGGATGAAGGAGCAATCTGATCTCCGGATCCGGGGACGTATTGAACATAAGTTCTCGGGGTAGCTGCGGGTGCTGCCACATTTGCCCCAAATGGAAGCTCTCCAATGCCATCCTGCCACGCCGCGGGGGGCACACCTTGGGCATTCCATGCCGCCTGCGCCGCCCCACGAGCCGCCGCTTGATCTTGCAGGATGAAAGGGGTGGCCCCACTCCTGGCCGAGGAAGCCACAGCCGTTGCCGTGCGCGGAGCCACGCCACCCAGATTCACCCCGTACCGCTGGAGGGCGTTCTGGAGGATCGGGTTCACCGGTAAGCCACTGGCGGGCATCGAGGATGGCATGAGCCCCGTGCTGGCCTTCTTCACGAACGCGAGCTTGGCATAGTCCGCCTGGGCCTTGGTCACCGCGTTCTGGGCGTCGGTGATCGCCGCGTAGGCTGGGCTGGAATACAGGTCGCTGATCAGCTTCGTACCGCCCGCGTCTCCCTTGGAGACCGATGGAACCAACACCCCGTTGTGCATGGTCAAACCGATCTTCTCCCCGGTGGTGGCGTCGTTGTAGGCGTTGACCATCGATTGGACATGATCGTTGAACCCGCTCGTGGCGTTCTGCTGCTTCGTGGCAGCGTCGAACTGGGCCATGATGGAGTCCGTGCCCAGCTTCGACATCTGCTCGGCGTCCATGTTGGCTCCGGTCAGCTTCATCAGGTTGAGCTGATCCTCAAACGTGTGCTGGCCAGACGTTTCGGAGAGCCCGGCCAGAGACATCATGTTCTGGAAGTCAGACTGCTTGAGGGCTTGCTGCGCCGCCTGCTGCCTCATCGCTCGATCCTGGGCCTGGGCTTGGGCCGTGAGATTCAGTTGAGCCTGGTTCTGGGCCTCGCGAACACGGGCCGCTCGCGCCGCCTCGTCCTGGGCTGCGCTGGCGAGGAAGGCCGACTGAAGTCCGCCGAAGTCATTCCCGAACAGCCAGGTCCCACTTCCAAAATCCGCGGAGCTTCCGCCGGCAGATGGGGATCTCGGAGCGGGAGCCATGACAGACATGAGCGACTGGATAGCTTGCTGTTTCTCGAGGTCCGTCTTGGGAACCATGAGCGCGTTGGAAACTGTGGGGGCCCCGAAGTCGAATGATCCCGGAGTATTCTGGAACTTGTACTGGGACGTCGCGAACCCCGCCGGCTGAAGCCGGGACAAACTCATCGCCTGGATGCGCGACGACCACACGTTGGGATCCATGCCCGTCGTGTAAGCGGGAAGTTCCAGTCCGGGCGCGAGAGTGTTGCGCGCGGACCCAAGATTGTGCGCCAGGGAAAGGCGCATGGCTTCGATGGCGGTCATTGGGTTTTCTGGGCTCCGACGCCCATCATGGAGTTCAAGAGCGCCTGTTGAATCGCCTGCTGGATGGCGTTCGCGTAGACACTGTTCGCCTTCGCCGAGACATCGATCGGAGAAAGCAGTCGGTTGAGACTGGAATCGAGCAACGTCGATGATTTCCCAACGGATCCCTGCCGGGCTGCCATGAGGGAAGCGAGGTCCGTCCGTTGCTGTGTCGTGGAATCGAGAAGTTGGTTCGCTTGAATTTTCCCGGCCTCACCCGCGGCCATTCTGGCAAGGTAGGACGAGAGACCCGCGCCCCCAGCCCCGCCCACCCGTCCCATGGACAGCGATCGGCGAAGGTCTCCAAAGAGGTACTGGCCAAGATTGGAGAGCGCCGCTGTCCGGCGCGCTCGAATACCGGACAGATCCGACTGGTATCCCTGGGGGCTGAAAAGGTTCGAGAGCTCCGTTTGGTCCTGTTGCGCCGCGGTGTCGTAGGACGGTTGGGATTTGCTCAGGGCATCGAAGTAGGTGCCGAGATGCGTGTTGATCGTGTCTCGCAGCGTGTTGGCATCCTGGAACTGCTGGTAGATGGAAGGATCCGCCCCGGGGATCTTGGCCAGCCGGATGATCTGCTCCGGCGAGTTCTGCGCGGTGCCGAAGTAGTCGGGGATCGCTGCGGCTCCGGTGGCGGTGGGGTTCTTGGATGCGGACGGCAGCGTGGTCCAGGATGTTGCGGCCATAGGTCAGATGAGTTCGGCGTAAATGGAGTGGATCGGAATGTTCTTGCCCGCCTTGTCCTCGAGCCAGGTGGTGTACACCCAATTCCCGGCGACGGTGGCCCCCGTAGGAGAGGTCACCAGGCTGGATCGAAACCCTCGGTTGCGAACAACGACGTCGTACAACGTGTCTTGGGATGCGGGGAGTAACCAAACTCGAAGATGAGGATCATCAAGCCCGGGTGTGTTCACGCGGTTCTTGGGGATCTTCAGGTATTCAAGATGATCCTTCCCGAGCTTCCACTGGATGGTCACCACACCATTTGGATTCGTCCTGTCATAGAGAATCGCGATGGGCCAGCCCGATGCCGAAACGGATGTGTTCAAGGCCACGAAGGAAGATCGACTCCCATCATCCTTGGGAAACCACAGCCGAGCCCAACCGAGGACGCGGTCACTGGCTCCAATCGCAGATGCTTTCTTGGCGTCGATCTGCGACGGAGTCATCAAGGGACCGCCCATAAGAGGCGGAGTTGCGGACACAGCGGACGCGATCTTGGTATTGTCCACGTAGAGCTGAAAAGCGGTGTCCCATGCCTGGAACACGCTCGTTAGACCTCCCGAAACATTGTCGGTGTACAGGTCGGCAAGAGACGGTGGGCGAGGAGCCGTGGTCGGCGATGCGCTCAGAGCTGGTGAATTCAGGGATGGCATCAGGTGGCGCTGTTGGGGCTTTGGGCGGCATGAGCCAGGAGATTCGAGAAGCAGGAAGCGCCCCCCGTCACTACCTCGGTTTTGATTTCGAGACTGATGAACCGAGCGTCCACCATGAAAATCCACTGAAGAGGTTGGATGTGGGGAGAATCGGACCCGGGGGTTTTGGGGGTTTCCAGCTTTCGCTTGGTGAGGCGCAACAGTCTCGCGGCCGGTCGGTAGGTTGAAATCGGATCGATGGGGGACGATGACGTGCCCACCACGAGCTGGACCTCGATGGGAACGTCCGTGGCTTGGGCGGTGAAGTCCACCGTGACCTTGTTCACCCGCTTGAGGACGTCGGTTCCCCAGTTCACGCTGCCCGTCACGAATCGGGTCTGGTATCCCTCAAGATCCCAGCCCGTTCCGTTCCACATTTCACGGGCGTAAAACGATTCGTCGATCACCTTCAGCGTGTTGTCGTCCGCCGACACAAAAACGAACTCAGGTGACACCGCGCAATCGTCGCATGGAGCATCGAACGGAGCGCATCCATCCGCGGTTCCCGTGACGGCGGGGTGAATTCTGGGATCGTCTCGTGGGCCCACTGGATATTTGGCATCCACTTCCGCGGCGGTGCAGATGCCGGCTGAAACCCACCACGAAGCCACATCTTGACCGCGATCCATGTCCGCCTGGGTCATGGCGATGAAGGCATGGTCGATCAGGGAAGTGGATGTCTGACGGGTGTTGATGACGTAGGTGAGCCCCGCATCTTCCGAGCTGAACAGCACCTCGTTTCGGATCGGGTCGTATCCAGATGCGCTGATCACGCAATGACCGTCCGCCAGGAAGCTCGTGGGAAGCCCCTGGTTCATCCACTCCGACCACTCGGGAGCCGGGCTGTAGGTGGACATGGCGTAGATGCCGTCCGTGGCGATGAAGTAGGCGATCTCCCGATTCGTAACGATGGCGTGCCTCCCCACCGCGCAGGCGTCCCTGGTCTTCGAGTGGTAGAGCTGTTGGAACACGAACTCCCCATCGACCACCCCGTGGCGCCATGCCCCGTGCGTCGTGAAGATGGTGTAAGTCGTGCCCGTTGGAACCGCGGCTAGAACACGCTCTCCTGGTTCGAGGTCCTTGAATCCGGCGATGCTGCTGGTGGTGGGTTCGAACTCGATGGACTCAAGGTCACCCCACACGATTCGATTTCCGACAACCGTGTTGTCCATGACCACGTCGGCGAGAAAGATCACCCCCTCGTAGGTCCAACAAACCGCGGCTCCCGTCAGCCCGATTGTGGCCAGGGATGGGATCTCCGCGAAGGGCTCGAAGTCGGCCCGGTGCCAGAGAACCGTGGTTCCGTTGGCGGCGATGACGATGTCGTTGAGGCTCGTGAAGCACCAATCGCCTCCGGTCGGGAGGGCATGGCCGACATTATTCCATCCGCCATCGACTCGGTTCTCCCAGATTTCCGTGGAGGCAGCGGCGTAGAGTCGGTTCCCGGAGTCCGTTCGGCCCGGGGACTTGTACGCGAAGACTGAATGGATGCGCTGATTGACCCCGTGCTGGTCATGAAGATCGCAGTTGGGATGTCCTGTCTGGTGGCCGAAACGCTGCCATCCTTCGCGGCGGCAAGCTCTGCCCTTCTCGACCGCGCGCGAGTTCAGAACGTAACGCCACCTTCCCCACGGAACGCGATCGGGCTGAGATCGCGAGTCCATGGGGGCCGTCATGTTCGGCCACGGGAAAGGCTTCTCGGACTTGATGGCGGTGGTGCTCACGTAAAGATCACCTTGATGCGTCCCGCCTTGCCAGGGAGTATGGTTCCTCCTTTGGAACCATTCCCTCCGGCTCCTGCCGATATACCACCAAAGGCAATCGCTGCTCCTCCAATTCCAGCAGTAGCACTTCCATCTGTACCAGGATTGGCTGGGGTAACAGTATCCATAGTTCCGGATCCAAGAAAGTTTTCTCCAGATGTTACAGGAGAAGCTCCGCCGGATCCCGGAACTGAACTCCGGGTAGCATTTCCACCGGAATTCCCCCCCGAAGCGTAGGCGAAGGTGGAGCTTCCGAAGGTCGTATCGTAGATCATCGATGATTCTCCGGACGCACCCACGTCTAGGATGAAAGTATGTCCGACAGTAACCGAAACTCCTGTGATCTGAATAAAAGCCCCGCTAGATCCCCCTCCCCCAAAAAGGAACGGTGGAGCCCCCGCCGGAATCCAACTGTCTATGCCGGTTGATGGTTCCGTTCCACCGGGACCACCACCTCCCCAAATCTGAATTTCCATTACGCTAACACCCGATGGGACGACGACTGTCCTAAGAGTTCCTGGATTCTGATAATCTGTCACCGTGCTAGACCCTCCTGCGCTCGTGGGAACAACTCCTTCGGCCACCGCTGAAAAGCCACTGTTCAAAACGGAGCTTGATGCCTTTATGGAGTAGAAATAATGAGTTCCAACGTGAGATGCCGCGCTCGTGTCCAAGTAAGACAATTCGGTGATCGGCCCGGCGATGATCGACATGGTTGCAGGATCAGAACTGGTTCCTCGGTAGACTGTGTAGTTCGTAGCCGAAGAAACGCTCGACCATTGAACCTTAATGTCCGTCGTTCGGTCGCTGCTTGCCGTGACTCCACTTGGAGCAGCAAGTTCAGATGTTCCACCCGTTCCTCCGCCACCAGTCCCGGCCCATTCCTTGAAAAGATCCGAGACAGTTCCGTCCGCATTCATCATCCAGGTGACAAGCGAACACAATGCGTTCGTGGTTTGCTGCGCCGAAGTCGCTTTGACGCATGGACTCGATGTCGTGGAGACTCGAAGCGCACAAACATCTCCTGGAAGAATCGGGGCAGCCGCCATGCGGGGATTGAACTCTCCCAGGCCCGAAACCGCAAGAGCGGGGGTTGGACATTATTTGTCCAAGGTGTCAAGCTCGCCAGGTGATCTCGTCAAAGGCGATAGCCGCCTCAAAGTTGGACGCTTCATCCCTCCGCGCCCGTTTCGATCCTCCCGAGGGAAAAGAAATCGGACTCCCAGAAAAACGTCTCATCGCTCGATGGCGAGCCAGGGCCCAACAGGGACGCGATTTCAACTTGGGACAATTCCGTCTCTATGGAGCTATCGATCGAGCCTGGGACGCTGGATTCTCCCAGACATCCCAAACCCTCGTCGGCCTCATTCGCGACCTCCAGGAACTCAACGGCGACGAGGACGCCATCTCAGCGGCGAACAAATGGGGCATGACCCACCTGATTTCACGGGAAAAGGACCCCAAGACAGGCAAGGAAACCGGGAACACCCTGCTGAACCTGCCCGTTTTCTACGGGATCCATCTCACTCTGGCTCGCAGCACTCTGCTCATGCGAATTAGCCGCATCCTGAACGAGCGACTGTCCGTGCCGCTCATGAAGTACGAGCCGGCCTGGATGTCAGACGAAAATCGACTTCGAACCGAGATCACCACGCAACGCATCGAGACAGGAAACCGGGAGTTCGGCTACTCGCAGACATTCTGCGAGGCCGTCCAGGGGGCCGCGATGTACGGGCAACAGCTCATGCTCATCGCCGAGGAATGGTTCCACGAGATGGACTACCTCGACGAGGGACCGCGCGTCGGCAAGGAGGGGCTGCGCTACATCCTGCCGCATCCATCCCGTTCCTACTACGACATCGATTGGCCAGCCTGGACGTTCAACAACGACTGCGGCGTGACCCACGTCGGCTACTGGCGCATCACCACCTTCGGGAACGTCCGGAACCAGCCGAGTTGGTGGAACCTGAACCGCATCGCGCGAAGCGATCGATTCGCTGACCCCAAGTGGCAGGCTTACTTCCAGACGACCGGGCAATGCCGAATGAGCGCCGGGGCGAACAACGACTGGTTCTCCCGCCTGGACCGGGAGCGACGGCTCGATCAAGGAACCGCATGGTACACCGCGGCCGAGGACGACCAGCCCATCTGGATCACCGAGCACTTCGAAAAGTTCAACCCGCGCAAGGAGCTCGAGGATCCGTCGATGCCGGACGCGGACATTTGGTTCCGAGTCGTCCTGGCTAGCGATGATACCCCGCTCTACGTCACGGCCCTGTGCGACCGGCCGGGCGTCATCTGGCTGTACGAGCCGATCGGTAACCGGGCCATCCAGCAGGGACTCATGGTGGAACTCATGCCGTTCCAGGATCACGCCTCCAACCTGCTCACCCAGGGGATCCTGTCGGCCAAGCAGAACCTCGCCAACGTGACGATGTTCGACAAGGACGCCATCGATCCCATCGAGGTGAAGCGCGACCTGGAGAACCCCGGCGAGAAGCTCTACCGGAAACTCGTATTCTGGGGGTTCAGCGGAAAGAAGCTTCTCCGCCAGCAGACGTCGGTGGACTCGATCTTCAAGAGCTATCGATTCCCCCAGCTCGATGTCGCCCAGCACATCAACCTGTTGAACCAGCTCGTCTCTCTCATGCAGCGGGTGGTGGGCATGAGCGACCAGGAGGCCGGTTCCTCCGCGAGCCACGAGCAGAGCGCCGAGGAAATCCGAGCCATCCACACCTCCACGTCGAACCGGTTCGAGTACATCGCGGCCTGGTTCGACTTCACCTTCGAAGCCTGGAAACGGCAGTTGTTCACGTTCTTCTCCCAGAACTCGACGATGCCAGCCTACGCATTCATGACCTCAGAGAACTTCCAGAGAATCAAGGACGCCGGGTTCGAGATGCTCCAGGACAACGCCGGCGGGATCATGGTCAAGGCCCCGATGTCCATGCTCCGAGTGGAGCACTACGTGGCCCAACGAGACGGCCCCAACCGAATCCCTTGGACGACCATCGGCGGGCAGATGCTCCAGTTCCTCCAGGGCTTCATGGCTTCGCCCATCGCCCAGACCCTCCCGCCGGAGAATACGATCCGCATGGTCAACGAGGCGCTCGAATGCCTCCAGTTCCCGAAGTCGTTCCGGATCAAGCTGCCTGGCACCGCGGAGTCGCAGATCGCCCCGGCCGTTCAGGCGTTCGTTCAGCACCAGCTCGCGGGCCTGGCCGACCAGGTGAAGCAGTTCATCGAGCAGAAGGTGGCCGAGAGCGAGCAGCAGACGGCTGAGATCGCCAAGAAGATCGAACAGGACACCACCGGCGAGCTGGACAAGCTCAAGTCCTACGTGGACCAAAAGACCAGCGAGCCCAATCCCGGACAGGTGATCATCCATTCTTAGTCTTCAGAGCAAGTAAAGGCCGACTCCCGATCCGGACGAGCAAAGCCCCGTGCAGGAATCCAGGAGCATCTCACCCACGCTCCTGGGTGATCCACCGCCGCCCGCGGGGAAGAAGTGGCAGTCCGTCGTCGCCGCCTGGGCTAAGACATCGTAGGACTTCATGGGGAAATTGCAGAAGCTGTAGGCTTCGTCCGAAGGCGATAGCGGGGTGACGACGAAAAGCTCCACGCCATTTGCTCGAGCAACTGCCGCGGCTCCCAGGATCCCACCCGTCTGGGTACAGGCGAAAGCGTCCGCTCCATCAGACCCGGTGGAGACCAGCAGAATGGCTTTTCGGGCGGTGGGCCGGCCGGTGAGCACGATGGACGTAGCGGCGAGGATTCGGGAAGCGGCATCAGCGCCCGAGTACCCCGTGAATCCTGAAGGCTGCTGCGCGATGGCCCCAATCATGGCGCTCTTGGTGAAGGTGTTCACCCACTGGAAGCCGTCCCAGAGGCGGTCATTCCCTGTCCGGTTTCCGTTGGGGATCGACACGTCGATCAGGTCCATCGACTCCAGGAAGGCCCAAGCCCCCCACGGAAGATCGTTCTCGCTGGATGGGATCCGCTTGAACGGAACCTGGACGATTTCCCCGGTGATCAACCGGATCTGCTGCCCCAGGAGAACAGCCAGGTCATCCATGACGAGAACCAGGTCGATGGGCCTGGTGTCCACGCAGGCAGCCTCAACCACCTTGATCTGACCCGTGGCCGTCCGCCCCTTCCAGCTTGCCACCAAGGCTGACGTTCCCGCGCTAACCCCTTCCACCAGGCCTCCCCCGGCGTAGCGTGCCACCGTCTGCTGGCTGGATCCGATGGTGGACTCGTCGGTCACGTTTGCCACCCGGCCGTCTGAAAACTTCACGTTGACCGTGACCACCCCCGCACGGCCTTTGATGACCGTCTGATTCGGAGGAACGAGTTCGATGCGGGAGATCCCAAGCCATCCGCATTCCGTGGGATGATCGAAGGCGTAAAGCGGATTTCGGCAGGACTCTGCTGACGCAGAGCATTCCGCTGTCGTCTCCTGATTGCACTCCGAGACGACGACGGTTCCGGGGATCTTCAGGGGACCAGGGTTATCGCAGCTCATAGAGGTTCTTTCTCAGGTGACTTTTCATGGTTCCGAGCGTCTCGTCGATCCCGGCGGGAAATCGCCTCGCTGCCCCCGGGGCAGAGTGCGATGACGTCACGCACGTCAGTCATGACGCCCCGCATCTCCCGCATCTCCCGGGTGTACCTGTCGATCTGCACAAGGAGGGCGGTCATGGCAGTCTTGTTCTCGATCGTCACGCCCGTGAGGACCTCCACCTGGCTCGCGTGCGCCTCGGCCATGCGCTCGATGCCGGCCGCATGCTCCTTGGCGATCCTCTCGGTCTGATCCCGGTGGGCCTTCGACAGCTGCTCGAGTTGCTCGGCATGCCGGACAACCAGTCCGTTCGCGGCCTCCTTCTGATCCTGGACCTGCTTCTCCTGCGTCTTGATCACCAGGACGATCATCCTGTCGATCTTCGTCAGCGCCATCTTCCCCAGGGTGGCGAACAATCCGATCATCGCAGTCCATGCACCCATTTCCACAGGATCGTGCAGGATGGGTGTATTAGCGATGTCGGCGAATATCGTAGAAATACTCATGGTGCTTTTCGAGCAGCCTCTGCCGCAAGCTTCAAGGCCTCAAGGAGTACCAGAGAATCATTTGCCCGAGCCGTGGCTGCCGCCTGAACGATCCCCTGGTCCACCTGAGTGGAGAGATTGCTCAAAATGAACACCCCCGTGACCGTGTCGAAATGAACCCTCGAGACCGTGGTGTCCTTCGGGGACGTGTAGCTGAACGTCCGCTTCCCATCCGTCCAGTGGATCTCCGTGACGATGCTCTTGGTCACCGAGGTGCAGCCTATGGAGAGGAGCGTGGAGAGGAGGGCGAGAGTTTTCATCGTCAGGGGGGCCAAGGTTTCGACTCTCCCAGCGCCCAGAACGCCTGAGCCTTGGCAACATCCCCGCCCGCCAGCGCAAGGTAGGCATCACGCTTCACGATGAGCTTGTTACCCGCTGGAACGCTGATCTGCGCCTCGGCGAACCGGGCGAGGCCGGCGTCACGAATCGCGTTGAACGCATCCGGATCTGCGGGCCTCAGAAACCGACTGGTCACGGTGGCAACGGGGCCATCTGCCGTGAGGTCGCCATTGTATTCCTGGGTGATGCCCAGGATGTTAACCGCGGCCCTGGTTGCCTCGCCCTTAAGCAAGTAGCCAACCGGATGGGGGTCGATGACAAATACCTCCGTAGGAGGTTGAATCCCTTGGAGAGCAGCCTGAAGTCGGATCGACTCGGCGAGTTGGTCCGTCGAGAGCCCGATGAGTTGCTTGTCCGTGTATAGTGAGAGTGCTTGGATTGGCATAATTTTTACCTTGCGATGATGATTAACAGTCCGTCTGCTCCGTCTCCTCCCTTGCCTGATGCACCTCCGGTCACACCAGTTGCATCCGTACCTGCTCCTCCTCCTCCACCACCCGCTCCGTGAGAGCCTCCGTTTCCACCGTCTCCACCCGCCGCAGAATTCCCGCCACCAGCTCCACCGCCTCCGCTGCCACCAGCAAATGTGGAATTGTTGCCAGAACTCGCGCCAGCAGTACCGGCCTGACCCGCCGATGTTCCGCCGACACCATTCAACGCGGACGGGATGTTGATTCGCGCACCGGTTCCGCCGTTTCCTCCGTTACCGATCACATTCGCGACACTGTTTCCGCCACCTCCTCCACCGCCCTGAGCGAACAAATGATGGACAAGCCCTTGGTACGAGGCAGCGCTTCCGTTTCCTCCCGTTGCCGATGCGTCGCCGCCAGTACCTCCGATGGTTAGTAGGAACACCGTACTAGCAGCTCCACCAGCCGTTGTTGTGGTGTTTCCCGCCGCACCACCACCACCACCCGATGCCGCGCAGTAATTCCCGAATGAAGTGATTCCGCCAGCAGTACCAGCACTTCCGTTTGAACTCGCCGTCGATTGAGCGGCACCCCCCACGCCGTGCGCTCCGTTGGTAACCCCGACCGTTGACGTTAGGTCCGCAGGAAGGAAGAAAGCGTAGGAGTAATTTCCGCTCGCGCCACCCGCGCCACCCGTGCGAATCGTGTTCGTGAGTCCGCGCCGTCCAGAACCTCCTCCACCACCCGAACCCCAAGCGAAAACCTCGATGAGTCGAGCGCCGGGCGGATTCGTCCACGTGGCGGTCTGGGAGTTTGTGTAGTACCAGATTTGTGGGAAAGTTCCGCTCCCTGTCGCAGCGTTCGTGAGGGTAAGCGATCCGAGGGTTGCCGTCGCCGCAGCCACATTGGAAGATACTGTAATGCTTCCGGAAGCCGATACTACCGTTGGGAGGTACACAGCTCTCGTTGGCAGCGTGTAGCTCACCCCGCCGTAATTTGTCGCGATGAGCAGGTTGCTCGATCGGTCCGGAACTGTGGTTCCGTATCCGCCCGTGAAGTCTAGATCGAGGATGGCTCCGATGCGGACAATCTCGACATCATCCACAAAGAAAGTGCCATTTTGGGAACCGGACATAGAACTTATGAAGACAGCCTCGGACACGGCAGCTGTGACAGATACATACTCCGCTGAGACCTGTGTCCAATTAGTCGTAACGACGCCTGACACCGCTCTCTGCGTTGCTGTCCCGGCGGTGGTCAGCTTGAATATGGCTGCCGTATTTGTGGACGATTGAGATTGTTTAATCCAATAGGACGCTCGATTTCTTTTTCCAACCAAGGATATATTTGTGGACGCATTATCCGCTGCGATCCAAGAGCCTTGGGATGAGGTGAAAACGAACTGGGCAGCGTTTGATCCGCTGTATGAGTTGGTCCCGCTCGTATCTATAGATATTGATTCTCCTCCCGTGGATCCACCCGCAGCCCAGGTTCCACTGGAATTAAGACTATTTGTCTCGAACCCGCCATTCAGCCTGGATGGATTTGGGGATATTATCGGTGCGTCAGAATTTCCCCACTGATCCTCGGGTGCTATTCCATTGTTGACCAAAGAAGTAACGTCGTCTTGGGATAGTGCTCTGTTGAATACTGCCGTTCTGTAGATTGTGCCGTTATATGTTCCACCGCTCAACGCGGGGTCTCCTCCTCCCACCGAGAAACCCTCCCATGCCACATGCTCTGCCCAGTTAGTAACGGATGCCGTACCAGTCGATGACTCTGTTGAGAAAGCTATGTTAGTTCCATTTACGTACAGCGATGGAGGATTCGTATAGGAACCCTTAACTATTACAAGGTCTATGATCTGGTTGTCGTATTGAGTTCGGAGACCAGTCCACGTGGCCAATCTGTAATTTCCTCCAGCGGATGAACTGTGCTTGTAAATACGCAGATCGCCGGCTCGGAACTCTACCATCAGGCTGTTGGTTCCGAATACCACGCCATCTTGGCTGGCCTTCCAAATAATCTTTTCTGGCGTTCCTGACCAAATTGAAATGGGAACTTTTATCCTGGACCATACCGACCAGGCATTCGTGCCAATCGATTGTGCTGCTCCTGAAACTCGAGTTCCCGAAGTGAACGATACCCCGCTTGCCTCGGGCTGCCCTAGCCCTCGCATCGCCACGTTCGTGAGGCCCGCGCCGCTTCCTGAGATCGTGCCCACCGAAAGAAGATTCGGAGCGACTACCGTGTCATAGGTCGATCCCAGCATGATCTGGTTGTTCGCCGTGTTCGTGCTCTCACTCCCAAGGGCGACGGCGTTGGTCCATGTCTCGGTGCTGGCAAGTTGGCCGAAGGCTGCGGCGTCGTTATTGGTAGCCCGTCCACGCCATGCAAATGATCGACTCGCGCCGCTGCCAGGAGTTCCACCGTCCAACTTTATCGCACCGGCAGAAATCAAAGTGGAACTTCCAGCCATATAGACAGGCCCCGATAAAAGGGTGGTGTAGGTTGTTGTGCCACCAACCCAGAAACTGTTATTCCCGTTTGGCTGTGCTCCCATTATAGCCATCGTATTCGTGTACGCACCCGTGCTAGAATTCACTCCAATCGCAATCGAGTTGTGGTTCGTAGCGGTGCCATTCATTACTTCCAGGACGTTCGTTCCACCGCTCACCGAAGTTCCCCCTAAGAGGTCCGCTGTCTTGACCGCCGTGGCAATCAGCGTTCCCGTCATCGTGCCGCCTGTCTTCAGCACGTAGTTCGTGCCGGCGTTGCCGATGTTCGTTAGCGAGGAACCGTTGCCAATCGATAGGTCGGTCAGTGCGGAGTTGCTCGCCTGGTATAGGTTGGGGTTCGCCGTGAGGTTCGAGAGCGCCGCGGATCCAAGCTGCGTCAGGGCGAGCGAGGAGTTGAGGCTTGCCATGTCAGCGTTGTGCCCCGGGATGTCGTTGGTCGTGACCTGCGCGTAGGTCTTGTCTCCACGGAAGAAGTTCGAGCTCGTTCCCCCAGCGACGACAGTCGTCAGGGTGGAGTTGCTCGACTGGTACAGATTCGGATTGGCCGTGAGATTGGACAGGGCTGCGGAGCCGATCTGCTTGAGAGAGACCACCACGTTGATGTTGGAAAGGTCTCCGGCGAGGCCAGGGATCGCATTGGTGACGACCTGTTTGAAGGTCCCATCCCCGGCCAGGAAGTTCGAGGATGTGCCACTGGTCAGAGCCGCGACGTTGGTCAGGACGGTGGATCCGGCCTGCCGGGCATTGATGGCGACCTGAAGGTTGGCCATGTCCGCGTTGTGGCCCGGAAGGTTATTGGTGGTGACCTGAGCGAATGCGCCATCGCCCCGCAGGAAGTTGGACGAGGTTCCGCTGGTGAGGGCGGCCACGTTGGTCAGGACAGTGGACCCGGCCTGACGACCACTGATCGACGTCTGGAGGTTGGCCATGTTAGCCGTATGCCCGGGTATGTCGTTGGTGGTGACCTGGGCGTAGACCTTGTCGCCGCGGAAGAAATTCGAGGAAGTGCCGCCAGCTACCACTGTGGTCAGTGCTGAGTTGCTGGCCTGGTACAGGTTTGGATTCGCCGTGAGATTCGAGAGAGCCACGGAGCCAGCCTGACGTGTGGACAGCGCGGAGTTGAGATTCGCCACGTCTCCCACCAAGCCCTGGACGTAGTTCGTCGAGAGCGCCTTGTAGGCCCCATCCCCGGCGAGGAAGTTGGTGGAGGCCCCACCCGCACTGATCCCCGTCAGGAATACGTTGGTGCTCTGGTAGAGGCTGGGGTTGGCCGTCAGGTTCGACAGCGCCACCGAGGCCGGCTGGCGGGCCAGGATCGCCTGCGCGAGGTTGCCCATGTCCAAGACGAGCCCCGCGATGTAGTTGGTCGAGATCGGCTTGTAGACCCCGTCCCCGGCGAAGAAGTTCGTGGGTGAGCCTCCTGCCGCGGCGTTGGAAAGGACTCCTGAGACGGGCTGGAAGGATCCGATGGAGGCCGTGATGTTGCCCAGGTCCCGAGCGAGGCCGGGGATGTCATTGGTCCCGACCTGCTGGAACGCCCCGTCACCCCGGAAGAAGTTCGAGGCGGTCCCTCCGGTCAGGCTGTAGATGGCCAGAAGGTTCGGGTTGCTGATCAGGCTGAACGGCACGAGGTGCCACACGCTGTCTCCGATCGCGGTCAGGTTCGTGACGCCATCGACTACGAAGACGCCCGCTGGGTAGTTCTTGGCGATCCTCAGGGGCGCGTCGAATGGATTGGTCTGCCCCAGCACGACGACGGATTGTCCCGTGACGGGGACTGTGATCGTCAGGGATCCGACATTGTCGGCGGTGACGAGGGGGGTGAATCGCTGCGCTGCGTTCCCGACTATCCCAATCAGGGACAGGATTATGATGGTGATCGTCTTCATGAGTTCAGAGGATGGTGACTACCACTCGGGTACAGGTTACGTCGTTCATCGACTGGGCCCCGTTGGTGAAATACAAATCGAAAGTGTTTGGGTTGGTAAGCGTGATGCTCCCCGTCCCCGCAGCTGACTCGGATACCCACGTCTTGAACCCGAGTACGCTTCCGTTAGGCCTGTCGGTTCTCCTGTCGAACGTGCCCCACGTTGAGGACACTTGGCTTGCCGGTATGAAAACGTCGAACTTCCAGTTCTCATTGGTGAACTCCTCGGATCCGGTCTCGACGGTAGTGTACTTATACGAGAAGCCCCCTATAACGATCTTCATCTCGTTACCCGACCAATTCGACGTCGCTGTACTCCACGTGCCCATCGCCTGAACGTGGATCAGTTTATTCGCGAGCGTGTTGGCTGCAAACGTGAGCGTCTCTCCAGAACGCACTCCTAGGAGCAAAGAACCAGTGATGTTTACCCCAACGCTTACACCTGAAGCCACGAAGGACGGACTCCCAGATGGGACCGACCACGTCTGGTCTCCGCGCAGAAATGTGGATCCGCTTGGAGTGCCCGAGGATGCCAGCCGAGCGGGATCCATCACTCCCGAAACAATGGCCGACGCCGGGTGGTCGTGGCCCAGGTCCGCCTTCCCGGCAATGGCTAGGGCGACGTTCGTGGATCCGATGGTCGTGGTGCCGGCGATCTGCAAGAGTCCAGGTATGGAAACTGTCTCTGATTCTCTTCCAAGCCGTATCTGATTTGCGGCAGTCGTCACGGCGGCATACCCGACAGACGTGCTTTCTGGGTGGGTCGTCAATGCAGCCGTCCCGAGCGCCGTGCCTCGAGCTGCGGTGACTACCGAAGCAGCCCCAAAGCTCGATCCTTCCGTGCCCGTCACGGTGACTGAAGCGCCTAATGCTGTCCCGTATAGAGAGGACGCACTCGCAGACTTTCCTATGACCGTCGTAAATGAGGGCCTGGTTATGGTCGAGTCACTGAGCCAGAGCTCTCCGTTGAAACCCACGTGATTATGATCAACCAACGCGAACAAAGCGACCGTGGTCGGATGGAGATGCAACGGAAGCACTCCAGTCGGTTTGATTATCGGGCGAGTCTGGTAGACGAAGAGTGGCGGGACGGACTTGTCCCACACGATGGAGGGACTATCCACGAGATCCCACTGGTTCCGGTACTCCCCATTCACCCCGACGCTCGTCCACGTTCCTCCGCCTCCAACCGGTAAAGCCGCGGCATTGAGAATGTCCTGCACCAAACCGGGGATCATGTTCGTGGTGATCGTCTTGAACACCCCGTCCCCGGCGAAGAAGTTGTTGGACGTGCCCCCCGTGAGGTTGGAGACGTTCGTCAGGACGAGGCTTCCAAGCTGTCGCCGGTTGATCGAGGTCTGAAGGTTGGCCACGTCCCCGACCAAGCCCGGGACCATGTTGGTCGTCACCGCCTTATAGACGTGGTTGCCCGCCCAGAACCAGGACGGGTCGGCTGTGCCCTGGATGTTGGTCAGGATCGAGGATCCTCCCTGCACCTGGTTCATGCTGCTCAAGGAGGTTCCGTCATTGAAGTGAATGAGCGACGTCGAGATGTCGGGGACATCCAGGCTCCCATTCAGGAGCGTATCCCCGGTCACGTAGAGTGAGCTCCGCACCGTCAGGTCGCCTGACAACTCGCCACCCGTGAGGGGGAGGTAGTCGCCCGCGTAGGCCAGTCCCAGCCCAGAGACCACGCTGGCAAGGTCCACGGCCTCCAGGGGGTTCGCCGAGATCCCCGGAGCGGCAGTCAGGTAGAACGGGATGTAGGTGTTCGCCGCGCCCACCGTGGTCAGGATCGTGTTGAACCCGGCCGCATCGACCGTCGATTGCATGGTGGGATGGATGAGCTCGTTCTGGGTCAGCCGGCTCCCCGGTTTGACGAAGGCGAGAGCCTGCTGCCCGTAGAGTGTCCACCCGATGTTGTTCGTGGCCGCGATGGGATCGAAGATGTTCGTCGCGACCTGGCTCTCCACCGTCATGGGGTGGAAGCTCAGGATATCACGCACGAGCCCGGGGATGGCGTTGGTCGTCACCGGCCGGTAGGTGTGGTCACCCGCCCAGAAGTTCGTAGGATCGACGGTCGCGAGGACGTTCGTGAGGATGAGGTTGCCGGTCTGCAACTGATCGAAGCTCGTCCGGGTCGATCCCAGGGTGATGCTCTGGGTGACCGTGAGGTTGCTCGTCACCGTGGCGTTGCCGCCCACCAGGAGGTTCCCGCTCGAGAGGGTGAGGTTGGCTGCGTTGGAGAGGATCAGACTGCCCGTGTACGTGCCGCCCGTCTTGGGCACGTAGTTGGTCGCGTAGGCCAGCCCCACGTTGGTCACGATCGTGCCCAGATCCACCGCCTGCATGGAGGCCGCCGAGTTCGTTCCGGTGATGCCGTTGACGAAGAGGAGCGACGTGTTCTCGACGCCGAAGGATCCGAGCGTGGAGACGAAGCCCGCCCTGTTCACGGAGGTTTCAATGAGCGGGGTCTGGGCGATCATGTTGGTCAGATGCGCCCCGGAGCGGATGCTGGGCGTGGCCGTCTTCCCCGTGACGGTCCACTGAATCTGAGAGCCCGTGTCGAGGAGGTTGGTCACCGGGCTCCCCTTGACCTGGAGGTTGGGTACGTTCGTGAACAGGCCCGCCATGGGAACGGCGTACAGCGTGCGCTGGAGCGACGTGGGGTCGTTGTCGAAGAAGGCGAGGTAGGGAGAGGCCGTGTCGTTCACCGAGTGGATGGAGGCCTTGGTGAGCAGGCTGTTCGCCTGCACCGAGTTCGCCGAGAGGGTGCTCGACGCGGCGGTGATGTCCCCGCTGGCGGTGATGGCGGCGCTCGTGAGCGTTCCGACGGAGTTGAGGTTGGTGACCGAGGCGCCGATCGGAATGTATGGGAAGGCCTGCTGCCCGCTGATCGCGAAGGAGACGTTCGGGCCGTCGAGGAAGTTGGTGACGTAGTTGCCCTTCACCCAAATGGCGTTGGTCGTCCCCGCGGTAACGCTGCCGTTGGTCGTGAGGGCCGCCCAGGATCCGTCCCCGCGCAGGAACGTGTTCGTGGTGGGGCTTCCGGAGCCCAGCCGTGCGACGGGCACGTAGCCGGACACCACGTTGCTCCCGTCAATGTCCCGTCCGAACATGGCGTTGAGCCCGGGAATCATGTTGGTCGTGACCACCCGGTAGACGTGGTCTCCCGCCCAGAAGGCATTCGTGGCGGCGTTCGCCTGGATGTTCGTCAGAATCACAGAGCCGCCCTGCACCTGGTTCCAGGAGGTGACCAAGCTCGTGTCCGTGAACTGGATGCTTCCGGCGTAAATATGAAGCAGCCCGGCGCCTCCAGTGACCAGGAGATCCCCGTTCACTGTGGCGGAGTCCTGCACGGTCACGCTAGGGACTGTGAGAGGTCCCGTGAGCGTGCCTCCGATGATGGGGAGGTAGTTGACCCCGTAGGCCAAGCCGGCGTTGGTGATGATGGTCCCGAGGTCGGTCGCCCGAATGGTGAGCGGGTTGTCGTCGTCTGGCGTGACAGATCCACGAGAGGTGAAGTACGCGATGCCGAGATTCGTGACGCCTCCGGATAGGAGAAGTGATTGGGCCCCAGCGGGGTAATCGTTGATCGCGAGCCGTGGGGTGCGAATGATCGCCCCAGCCTTCACTCGCGCTGTCGCCGTGCCATTGGTTATCACCCATCCGACGCTGGCCGTTGCGCCCGCCCCAACATCATCGATGTTCGTGATCACCGTCCCCTTCACGGCCACCCGATAGGTCCCTGCTGCGGCGATGTCGCCCACCAGACCCTGGATCATGTTCGTGGTGATCGCCTTATACGTGTGGTCACCGGCCCAGAAGTTCGATCCTGAGGCATTCGCCAGGATGTTCGTGAGGATCACGTCGCCGGTCTGAAGCTGGTCGAAGCTCGTGCGCGTCGCGCCGCCGAGAGTGATCGAGGGGGCTGAGAGATTGTTCGAGAGCGTGGTCGTTCCCGAGACGGTGAGGTTTCCCAGCACGACCGTGGCGTGGTTGGTGGTATTCCCACCGACCGAGAGATTCGCGCCTCCGAGGAGGTTAAGGTCCCCGGTCATGTCGGAGCCCGTCCTCAGGACGACGTTGGTGATGTAGGCCAGGTTCGCGTTGGTGATAATCGTGCCGAAGTCCGTAGACCGCATCTGAATCGTGTTGGTGTCTGACGCGGAGCCGATGGGCGGGGTCGAACTGAAATAGGGGACGTGAAGATTTGTGACGCCACCAAGCTGCATCAGCTGCTTGACCGTGGTGGGGCTGTTGATGATAGCGAACTGCGGGTTGTGCAGCACCGCGTTGGACTTAATGAAAGGGGTCGCGGTTCCATTCACCACACGCCAGCCAATGCCGTTGGTGTATCCCCGAATCCCGGAGACGACAGTGAGGTCGATGTCGTCGAAGTTCGTTGTGGCCAGTCCCTTCACGAAGACCCGATGCGCCCCCAGGTTGGCCAGGTCTCCGATCAGCCCCGGGATCGCATTCGTGGTCACCGCCCGGTAGTCGTGGTTGTCTCCGGCGAAGAAGAAGTTCGTCTGCGTGTCCTGGACCACGTTCGTTAAGTACGGGCTCGCGCCCTGGCGTTGGGTGAGGCTGACGTCTACTTCGCTGAACTTGGTCAGGACGTTGAGGGACTGGATCCACAGCTGGTCCAGGATGGTCAGGTTTTGGAAGCTGGTGTGGGTGTGCTTGGCCCAGGCTGCGTCCAGGACTGTCCGCGCTTTGGGGGCATCCATGGCGATCACCCGCCCAGAGATCACGCTTCTCCCCATCATCTCGTAGAGCAGCCCGAATGGGCCCGTGTCCGTTCCGAGATCGAGCGCGGTCAGACTGCTCCCCACCGTCGCCCCGGGGAGGAACGCATTGGTGATGTGCGCTCCCGAGAGGATGTAGGGCGAGGCCTCCTGTCCGACGATAGACCAACCCAGTGCCGGACTGTCGGTCAGGTTCGTCACGGTGACTGATTTGACGGTCATGCTCGAGCCGCCCGCGCCGATCGACGTTCCGTTGGTCGTGATGATTGCCCATTCCCCGTCACCGCGGAGGAAGGTGTTCGTGGTGGGCGTTCCATTCCCCAGCCGGTTGGCCGTGAACCGCCCAGAGTTCACGTCGGCTGCGTCGTGGAAGTGGACGAGGAAGGCCCGGTTCTGGACGGCTGCATCCAGGGAGGAGAGCTTCCCGGCGACGTTGGTATTCCCAAGCGTCAGGTTCCCGTGGCTGTCGATGGCGTACAGGTTGGGGAATCCATACCAGGAGGCATTCTGGATGGGGTCGTCCTTGTCCATGAACACCCAGCGCCCGCCGAAGGGCGAGGGGAACACGTTGGTTCCGTTCGGGGCGAGGGTGGCGGCAGGAGTCCAGAAGGCCACTCGCGGGGCTCCCCACGATGTACTCGTGGTCGGGGAGATGACCTCGTAGGCGAGGACGTCTCCCGTGGCTACCGCGTAGGGATTAATCTGAAGAAGCCGCGCGAGCGTCGGCACCACCCTCGCCGCGCCCTGCCCCATTGCCGAGATTGCGGTTATGAGGAGAAGCGCCAGCAGAGGAATGGTTTTCATACAAATTGAATGCGGTCGTAGTGAATTCCCGACCGATTGAGGACGCCGTTAACCCCGTCATCAAGGTCGTTGGTATTTCCCTGTCGGAACACAATAGGATTGGACTCATCTCCAACCCACACGAGAGGCGCCGTGAAGATGGAATTCTGAAGATCCTCGATGGTGGCAACTACCACGGGGACATCCACGGTGTACGGAGGAAGTCCGGGCCCAGGCAAAACCACGCCGCCACTGGGTTCGCGAACGAAAATGCGAACCAGACTAATCCCGGGATTTACGGGCCCATTCGACTGAAGAATATCAATCCCGTTGGGAAGTCGGGTCTCGTCCCCAGACCGAATCCAGAACGACATATAGTCGTCTCCGGGGGCATTGTTCTCGCATTCCGCTGTGGCCCAAGATAGCGGGTTCGAAGCCGTCATGTCGGCAACCGTGGCGAATGTGGTCTGGGCCAAAACGTCGAGAAGCACCATGCCAGGTGAGCTTTCGGAGGATCCGTAAATGTTGGTGGCGACAACCGTGTAAAATGCGGTCCTGGAAGCCGTCAGGGAATAGGACAGTGACGTGGCTCCCGGAATTGCAATTCCATCTTCCTTCCACTGAAGTGATATGGGAGGGGTTCCTGCAACAACCACGTGCATTGACACCACGCTTCCGGTGAACACGCGCTGGCTAGCCGGGCTCAACCTGAAAACTGGAGCCAGCGGAAGACCCACGGACCAATCCGGAGGAAGCGTGGGGGATTCCGAAAGCAAAGCGTAAGTCGGCCATCCCTTGATGGTGATCGTGTCCAGGACAACGTCTCCAAGGTCCAGGAATTCGAATTTAGCCTCAGTCTTGGTGGCGCTCAGCAAAAGTGCTCCAAACCCCGTGATTCTCTCCTTGGATTCAGGGTCGGGAGAATCCACGAACCCATCCTGAGGCGAGCCACCACCAGTGCCCACCACGAAGTGCTGCCGGCCGCGCCAGTCTCCCCGCTCGTAATTGTGACTGTGGGCAGCGATGACCGCATGAACCTCCAGGTCTGACACCCAACGCATCTGAAGCAACCCTGGGGAGTATCGAGTGCCACTCGTGAACGGAGCGTGATGCAGGACCACGACTTTGAATGCGGCGCAGCTCCTCAGAATCATGCCCTTGATCGCCGCCCACTGGACCGACCCCATGAAACTCCCATCCTCCTCAACGTAGGCCCCCGCGGTGTTCAGGCCGTCGTTGATCACGAATACCTCGACGGGGCCCGCTCGCACGCTGAAATATCGCTCGTTGCCGGGATTGTTGACCACCGCCAGGACCGATGCTCCGGCGTCTCCGTCCAGGTCATGGTTTCCAAGAGCGGTGACCAACTTTCCGGATCCGATCAATGTGGAATACGGAGCAAGGGCCGTCTCGGCGGAGTTGGGAGGGTACTTCACATCGCCCAGGAGCACCACCAAGTCGGGGTTCTGAGCTTCCACAAGGGCAGCTACAGCCTCGGCGTTGGCATCCGCAGTTCCCGTGTCTCCCACGAAGCAGATTCGAGTCGGGACATCTTCGAAGGTTGTCTCCACGGGGACCACGGGAGGATTGGCGGAGTAGAAAGCCTTCGCAGCCTCGACTTCTTCAGGCGATCCGCCGCGCATAGGAAGCTGCTGATTGTGCTGGCACTCAACGATGGAGTCCGCCTGGGCGGTGGCCCAGGTATCGACGCGCGTGGCCAAATCGCTCGAGGCCCAGTGTCGCCCGAACTCCTGCAAGAGCCAGAGTTTGACCAGACGAATGAAGTCGGGGTTGTCCGAGACGACATCCGCATCGGACCAGGTTCGTTTGATGCCCGTCCAGGCGACGACAACGCTTTCGTCGGACTGAAGCCACGGGGCGATGATCAGTCGGTTCGAGAGCTTGTCGATCGACCAAACCCCGGAGAGCGCGCGACCGAAAGGGGAGTTGTCAGCTACGGAGGGGAGGCGATAACCGCTACCGGCCATCGCCGAAGTGAACTCCTGCCCCATAAACCGGAATGAAGACCGGAATCGCCCCATCCATCGGCGAAGATACTGAAGATCGACAGGGACATAGGGTATCGGATGCTCCCATCCAGATCCATCGTCGGACGTCGTGATGGTGAAGACCTCGGAAATCTGACCCGTGGGGCACGTAATGACCGAGCACCCATTCGAAACCATGACTTCCGAAGCCCGGTGGACGTCGTAATGCCCGGTCTGCCAACAGGGGATGTACCGTTGGATCTCGATCAGAGCTTCAACGATGAACGCTTCGCACTGGGGGCGAAGGTTCTCAGGCGTTCCGAGTGGAAACGCGAGTCCGGGGGCATCGTTGGTTCCGAGGAGCTTGGACTTGAGTTGCGCGAACGTCATTCATCAGGTGACCACAGCCCCCCGCCGCCGAGTCGGGATAGAGAGTACAACAGGCTTGGCAGGCTGCCCAGCTACCGGCTGCGGGGGCGCAGGGAGCGGTGCAGCCGCGGAAACCGTGGCTTCTGGTGCGGGCTGAACCGACTCAGCGATGGCCGCAGCAACTGGCGCGTTTGAAGTTTTGGGCCGGGACGACGATGTGTCCCTCATTGGTCCGGCGGAGTATTCGTCCCGTTGCGGTTTGTGTCGCGGGAGTCCACTCGTTTTTTTTTGCCATTCCTGGAACTCAGAAACAGTGACCTCGCGAATGTCTCCGCCCGTTCCGGTCACGATGCAAAGTTCCAGACTCTTGATCGAGGCGGCGTTTCGGGGATCCGCCTCGTTAACCTCGATCATGCCTTCATTCGAACCGGCCGGTTGAGGCCAGCGAATGATGGGCCCTCCCTGGGTGTAAAGCGGGTTTTCGGCGGTCCTGGAAGCGAAATATCTCATAAAATGAAAGCGCCCGCAGGTTGAATTACCCCGCGGGCGCAAGCAATCGAAGATCCGCGAGGATTTCTTCTACAGATTTAGACGCCCGAGACGATCTTGTCGAAGTTCGCTACGACGAGCGAATTCGCGGGGCACTCGACAACCGCGGTCGTGGTGGTCGATGTGAGAGTCTTGCGCTGGCGAGGATTCTCCATCACGCAGGAGTAGGTCTTGTCGATCTTCGACAGGTCGTTGATGTCGCCCACCGTGTACTGCTTGCGGTTCGTGGAAAGGATCGCGGGATAGATCGTCCCGTTCTTGCCCATGTCGAGAATCATCATGAACTTGCCAAGCCCGGAGGCTCCGGCGCCATGCGGTGCCGCGCCACTGGTGCTATACCCAGCCGCCGTCGCGAGATCGTTGAAGAAATCGTCGGTGATGAGGTTGACCGACACGCCCATCGGCTTGTAGAGGCGGAACCGTCGGAACGGGAATCCCCACTCGCTGAAGCCCTGCTCGATGTTAATCCTGGCGATGTCACCGGTCTTTACCTTCGAGTAGGCGATGAACGCCTGCATGAACTCGTCGGCCGTGGTCTCGTCCGTGTAGATGTCGATTTCGTTCGAGGGCCTGTTCTGGCTTCGACGGGCACGAACGATGTCCCAAACGTCGTGCTCGAGGAACGTGTTGATCGGAAAGCCCGCAGCATTTCCCTGGTTATCGATGAACCGATTGCAAGCCTTCAACTGGGGTAGGACTCCGATCATGTTGGCCCGGAATCCCATGAAGTCGCCCTGCCCATCGATCCCGATAGTGGAAGACGTCGCCGTATTGATCGCTTCGAGTTGACCCCAGTTGTCGAGGTTCTGCTTGTTCGAGATGCGCTCCCCGAAGAAGAAGGCATTCATCCACTCGACCTGATCGCGGGCCTCGTCCTGGCGGTTGCGCTCAGCCAACGGGAGGTCCCCAAAAATGGAGTACCACTCGTTGTTGTCCATCATGTGCTTCAGGAACTCCTCGTACTTCTCATCGACGCAGCGGGTCAGTCGTCGGGTCTGATACCAGAACGGCACCAGCTTGGTGGTGTTCACGTTCAGCATGTTTCGGCACCAGTATTCAACATCCGCGATGTTGTTGATGCCGAGGAATACCACGCCGCTCGTTGCGGTTGTGTTCTGCAAAAATGCCGCGGTAGCGAGAGTTCCCGACTCGGTCTGATTCGGCTGGTCGAGCTTCACCTCAACGTCAATTCCGGTTCCCGCCACATTCACAGCAGCCTGGATGATCTTCCACTGGGTCACCGTCAGGGCGCCGCCAGACCCTCGAGCCATGACGTGAATCCGCTTGTCGGGGATGAAATAGTCGGCGTGAAGCTCCATGGTTCCGCCGAAGGAAGACTCTACGGTGATAACCCTGTTCGTGGAAAGGGAGGGAGCGATGGTGAACGGAGCCCCGCCTGAATAGGCGTTCCCGGCTACGTTGGCCACGAGCGCCCAGTGATCCGCATTCCACATCGACTGCTGGCGACCGAGGATGAAGGGGGCGATGAGCGAAGGACCGCGCGCGGCGCGGTGGACGTTCACGAGGCGTCCCTGGCCGGGCTTGTTCGAGGACATCAGCCAGTCATACAGGGGGGATCGGCGAATGCCGCACGCCTGCATCTCGATCTGATGCTTCAGGAGGGACTTGATTTCGTTCCAGCCCTCCTGGTTTCCAGCGCCTTCATGACCGACCCCGATGTCGGAACCGTAGAAAAGGGCTTTGATGGCAGTCGGACTGAGAGGGGCGATCTTAGCGCGGGTGACAGAGCCGCACGTTGCATACGTGTTCTGGATGGCGACCTGACACGTTTCGGCAAATCCATTACTCATGGAGGCGAGTCTATAACTTTCAGCGCGTCGTGAAATGGGACATAAATGACCCGTGCCACCCACCGTTGTGGGTCAAAAAAGTCCCATTCCTGAGGGGTGATGTCTGAGGGAGACTTGGACCATGACAGCGACTCTCCCGGCGGATTGTGCCAAGAATCTCGGACTCGAAATGGAAGGCGATCAAGTCATGATCACCGTGGGAAAGGCCAATCCCGATGGTTCGGTCGAAGTCTCCACGGCACCTGAGGAGTCAGATGCCAATGAATCCCCGGAATCCTCGTCTCCCATCCCCGGCTCCTCCAACCCCGCACTCGGGGCCCTTGCTCCGGCCGGAGTCGGCGGGATGATGAGCAAGATGGGGATGTGATCAGGCCATGATCATCGAGGGGCTTCGAGTGGCTACTTCAGACGGCTTGTTTCCCTCCAGGATCTCCTCAAGGGAATACATGGAAATCGCGTAGGACAGGGCGTCGAACGGGTGCTTCTCGATCTGGGCCGGGTCTAGATACGGGCCGTTTTTGGAGTTCTCGGCTGCCTTCCTCAAGCCGCAGAACATCGCCACGACGATCTTGCAGTTGGCCGAGACGACCAACCTGTCCTGGCGGAGGAGTTGAGACAGGAAGTTGACGCGGCGGCGTTGCCAGCCCGGCTTCTTCACCTGGGCGCTCCCTTCCAGCACGATCTCGCCCCCTGACCGGGCCATGACCAAGGCCGCGTCCGTCATGTCGGAGTCCAGGGGGAGGTCAGATCTGCGGATCGCCGCCCGGAACTCAAACGCAGACGAGTCAGAGTAATGCCGCCACTCGACCTTGAAGCCCGCCATCGTCTCCACGGCCTTCATCCGCTCCATCACCAGGGCCGTGAACTCCTCCACGGAAAGCTCGGACTTCGTGTAGACCAGCTCGTCGAGCACCCGGAAGTGGATCGTATCCCCCACGTAGACCGGTTGCAGGCACCCCCAGGCGTGGTTCACCTCGCCGATATCCCAGCCGCAGATCAGGAGCGGATTACCACCCTCCAGGACGGCGTCCACGGTCTGGACCGGTGGGATGATCTGCCACTCCTCAGGATCGCGCGCGTCGGCATTCCCGATGACGTGCCGCTGTCGAGAGAAGACGTTCTGAAAGACGCCCGAGACGACGCCGTCGATCCACTCGGACAGAACAAATCGTCGGTAGGCAAATGGGTCATGCGCGTACTGTGCAATGATCTGCGCCTTGAGCCCGGGATCGAGGAACGTGTTGGATTCGATGGGGAAACGGAACACTCCTAACTGCTTCTGGCGTTCCCTGAAAGCGTCGATAGTTTCCTGGGTGTAATACTCGGGCCACTCCTCGCGGCATCGCTCCTTGAAGAAAATGTCGTGCAGGAAATGGCTGGTGCCCGTCTCCGGGGGATTGGTGTCTACCAGGAGGAGCGTTTCCTTGAATGGAACGCTCGGAAGCCGAAGCTGGGCAAGGGCGGTGTCGAAGATGGATCGGTCGTCGTAGAGATGTCCTTCTGAAATCCAAATGGCTGAAAACTGGGTGGACAGCAGTTTCTCCAGCGCCTCATTGGCGTGCTCGATCGGGAACAACACGAGTTCACTGGATCGACCGTGGCGATTGTGAATCGCAGCCCGGTGAATCTTGGTGATCGGATCCCGCCGCGGCTTCTCGGACCAGCCGAAGTCAGCGACCGAATTGCCGACCTTCGAATCCACCCACTCGTCGAAGATGATCCCGGTCAGTTCGGGCCACACCCCGAGCGATCCCTGGCGGGTGGTCTTTGTGATGACGGCTACCCTGGCGTTGAAGCGCCACAAATGCTTCATCACGGTGTGCTCGACGGCCCAGGTTTTCCCTGACGCTCGAGCCCCGTAGGCCATCCGCATCCGATGCCCGTCCTCGTAGAACTCCTTCTGGATCTCGGTCAGTCGGGGAGTCCACACGAAGGGCCCTTCTCTGGTTGTGGTCGGTGTGGCTTCGCCGCCGCCTCGATCATGCTCGCGTAATCACGCAGCTTCCGGATGGAGAGTCGAATGCCAGGAATCCGAGCGGTACACACGTCCTTGAAGGCGGCGACGATTTCGGGGTCTTCTGATTTCCAGTCTGCCACGTTGGCCGAAAGCTTGGGGGTCAGCGTCAGATTGAACAGCGATACTCCGCAGGCCGTACACCAGTTCTCGGCGCTTCCGATCCGCCACTTGTCCCAGGACTGGCGCGTCAGCCTTCGGAATTGCTTGGTCGAAAGCCCCGATGCTGCCGCCTGGTTCTTGATGCTCAGGGGGCAGACCAGGACCAAAACCCGCGGTGTGACCTCGCCGTTCACTCCCAGAAGGAGATTTTTCGGGTGGTCGAAGGCGTCGTGGACGTCGGGACTGAGCCTGGGCCGGACCCACCAGAGGGCGGTCGAACCGGAGGAGACTGTCCCGCGACAACGCCGGTGACAGGAGGAGTCCCAGACTGGGGAGCCACCGCCGGCGTGGCCGAGCGCGCCTTCACTCGGTCGTAATGCTCCTTCATGGTAGTCCGAATGTCGTTCAGGACCAGGGCCCGCATCTCCGTGGGGGAATATCGGAACGTCCACCGCTTCGCCCGCTCCGTCGCCGGGAGACGAACGTACTCGGCCTCCGTGGCGTAGAGGCGACCCTGTCCGTCGAGCCGCTGGTTCCCAGGCAGCTTGAGGATCTCCGTCTCGTAATGCTGAACCTGGCGGGCAATCTCGCGATGCTCGGCCTTCGTCGCGTCGTACTTCACCGGGGATCCTGGCGTCAGGAGCGTGGTGATGGTGGCCGACAGAGCCGCCGCCTGGGGGACGTAATTCTGGGCGACGACCGCCGCCACCCAATCCGTCTTATCCAGGGTGTCGAGGTCCGTCACCGGCTTGCCATCGGGACCCGGCCCGGCGAACTGAAGCATCTCCACGACGGCGGATGCAGCGTCCGATCCGGCCTGGGAAACGAGTTGCCCGGCGAACACGTCCTCGTTCTTCCTGGCCTCGCGCTCCTCGATGCGACGAAGGGTCTTCACCTCAATCTCCGCAGCGCGGATGTCGTCCTCGGCGATCTCGGGCTCGTGCTTCTCGCGCCAGGAGTCATGCTCAGAACTGTCGAGGTCGAACTCCTCCTTGGGATGAGCCTTCGTCCACTCCTTCTCGTAATCGGAAAGCTTCCCCAGGTAGCCGGTGTACTCCTTCTCGATGTCCCGACTGGCGTACTTGGGATCCTCCTGAAGGAGCTTGAGCGCCGAGAGACGGGTCTTCAGCTCGGGATCTTCAGGCTCCGCAGCGGGCTCGGCAGGCACCTCGGCGGGCTTTCCAGCCAGCCGCTCGGCCGCTTCCTTGATGGCCTTCTCAGCGATCTCCGCGGGGGTCGGAAGGCGCTTGGGCTCGCGAGGAGCGGCCGGAGCGGCTGGAGTGGGGGTCGCCGGGGGTGTGGGCGTAGCGGAAGCCGCGGGGGAAGGCGTGGCGGTGGGCGCGGGAACGGCCGGGGCATCGGGGGCTGCGGGCGCGCTCGGGACGGGCGGAAGGGCCGGGGTGGTCGAGCTGGTGTCGATCTGGAACCCGAACGCCTTCAGAATCTCCAGCCGTTCCTTCTCAGGATCCGGAAGATTCGGCATCGGGTTGGCGAACAACGGCGATGACGGAAGTTGAGCGGGCGTCGGAAGCTGGGTGATCTCCACCCCTGGGGTCGGATTGCCAATGGAGTCGGACACGCGGCCAATAATGTCCCCCGCGACAAATTTGTCCAGTGGAAGGTTGGACACGCAATGTCCAATCTTCAACCAGCCCAGATCGGAGTATGAACCGCAGTCGAAAGAAGTTGGGCCTTATCCTCAAACGTGAACAGGGCGGCATCCCCAAGATCCTTTCCCAGGGCAACGCCAAGCTTCCGTTTGTCCATCTCCCAACGCCACTTGTTGAAGGAGCTGTAAAACTCAATCATGGCCTCCCTGCGCTGCTCCGGGTCTCGCTTGTTGACGTGATCCAAACCCGGAATCATCTCCGTGTCGAAGTCCACTGGTCGAACAATGCCGGCCAGATGGCACAGCGAGTCCAAGTAGGTGTCGGAGAAGTACGTGTGGCCGTTGTGGCCGAGGGCGAAATAGAGGGCCCTGGAAACTATGGGGATTCTTCCGCCCCCGAAGTGCTTCGTCCTGGGATAAAGGTAGAGCGGGGCTGACGCATCGACCTTGCTCAACACGGAATCCCACCCCTTCGTCTTGATCCGGTTCTCGTCGGACCAAAGCATGAGCCAGTCACCCGTCGCGAGCGCAGCGACAGAGTTCATGAAAACGTCCATGCTGTTGTATCCACGATCGTCCCCGCCAGCCAGGATCCTAACACGATCTTGGCTCATCGCCCACTCCATGGTGGATCGGTCGGATAGATGGATTCGGACGATGACCTCGACCTTTGCCGGATCGGATGCGGTGTCGAAGATGGAGTCGATGGTCCCCTGAAGGATCTCTGTTCGCTTGTAGCTGGCGATGAGAACTGAGGCCACCGGGGCTTCGGGTGACCAGATGATGGCGGGTGGCTTCATTGAAAGCCTGGAAAACCTGAAAGCTCGTGGAGGATGGAATTATCCCAGTAGGGGTAGACTTCTCCGGCGACCGCGGATCGCAAAGATTTTGGGGTCAAAAGAGGCCAGTGTCGGGAGTCGTGATCCTGGTGCAGGACGCACGCCTGGGGGGGGATCCACTCCTCCTCGACAATCCCCATATCCACGAGGTTCGGTAGCATCAGCTTTTCAGGTTCCGGAAAATTGATGACCAAGATGAGTTTGAGCCCCATGGCGGCGGCGACGTGCGCCGGACCCGAAAGTATCCCGATGTGATATTCACACTCCGTCATGATCCGGAACATATTCTCGATCCCGCCACCCGTTCCGTCTTCAATTCGACGGTGGTCCAGGCATCTTTTGCTTCCCACTTCGACCAGGGTGAACTTTTTATCCCCCGCGAGATCGTAGATTGCGCTGATGGTGTCGGGGTAAAGGGATCGAGCGCGCGGGTGAAGCAGTTCCCGCTGCCAGTCCACATGAGTACCTGGAGTTGCGTGAATGCTGATCCGGTTATTGTGACGATGAAACCGTCCTGGGACCAGAATGTTCCCCCTTGGAACCGGGTCCACAGGAAGCTCAAACATTCTTTGGGCTCTCTGAATCAGGTGACCTGGTCCGCATCCGCTTTTCAAGTACGCCTCGGTCAGACAAACCATCAAGGGCGTTCGTTTCCCGGAATGAGATGGGCAGAACTTCACCACCGTGCGAAATGTTTCGCTCTCGCGCTTGGCGATGTAAGCTTTCCTTCCAACGGATGCCGCACATCGCTCGATGTCGGTCAAGATCGTGACATCGCCAAGGCCCATCGGACTCACCGTGAGTGTAACCTGTTCTGGGGAATACCTTTCAAACCGAATCGGCCGAGCAGCGGGCCGCGCTCTCTTGTAGAAATCCAGGATGTCGTTGGGTTTCACCTTTCCAGCCGAGGCGACACCAGGCTTAGGTGGGTCAAGCCTGGCTGCTACGATTGGATTCTCTTGTTCCAACCTGGCCCTAACCCTGTCCTGCTGGTCCGGTCTTCGCTTGGACTCCATCAAGTGGATGTATCCAACGCCGTTCTCGATGGGTTCTCCGGTCTCGTCCGACACATCCAAGAGCGTTTTGCAATCGAACCGTCCAAGAACAGCCTGCTCGCACCAAGTGGCGGGAATCCCCGATCCGCAGTCCCTGGACGCAGCCATGGCCACCGCGGCAAACCCCCGGACGCTGGCGGGGTTCCCACCGAAGACGCCACAGTTGAAAGCCCTGAATGGCACTGGAAGGTAGTTCTCCTTCCAGTCCTTAGGCATGAATTCTATGTTTTGATAGTGCTTGTCGCCCTCAAGGCTTTGAGCAAACAGGTTGGCCGAAAGGACATCGTTAGGAAGCGGATCAACCAGGAAGACATCAGAGTCGATATGGATGAATGGATCCGATCCCTCGGCCTCGGAGTACGTTCTGATTTTGTGGACCGACCAGGGAACCGCCAAAGTGTAATCCCTCTGCTTGATGTCGCAGGGCATTCCGAGGGGATCCAGAATTTTGGTGAGGTTCGTCACTACGACCACCTGGTAATGCCTTGATGCGAAAGTGACGCAGAGGGCGAGCATCCGAAGCGTCTCAGGGGTAACGCTCGTGTGCATGAAGGTGACGTGGCATTTGAGCTTACTCATGGAAGGAAACGGAAGGATCCGAAAGCCGGACCGTGGTGAATCCGTCGTAGTCGTGGCAGAGCGTGTCCACGCCGATGAACTGGTCGATCTTCCCGGCCTTCACCAGTTCCGCCATCCGGACCATGAGCTTGTCCTTCGTGACCTGCTCCAGCCGGCCCAGCTCGTCGATGACGACCAGCCGGAACGGCGACTTCATGGCGATGGCCACGGAGAACGCGGCGTAGGCGATGGCCTCCTCAGTGCCACTGAACGACTCGTGGCTGATCCAGGATCCGATGGGGGCCGTGCAGCCCATGGCCCTATCTGCGGCCGAAACGCGCCGGCCGAGTTCCTCGATGTACTCCAGGGGCGAGTTGAGGATCCCGTCCGTGAAGTGGCGGGCATAGGCCAGCACGCTGGTGAAGGCCGTCTCGACCACGTCCTTCATCAAGGTACGGAGCACGTCGATGATCGAGGCCAGGACCGCCTCGTCGCACGTCAGTTCGAGCATCGCCTTCTCAGCCGCCTCCCGCTTGGAGGACGTCTGCTGGTAGGCTTCCCAACGGACAGCGGACTCGCGGATCAAGAGGACGGCGTTCTGGCGCTTCTTGACGATCGACGATGCGGCGGCGAGTTCCCCGGGCGACGGCGCGAGCGGACCTTCCTGAGCCCATCCAGACTTCAGGGTTCTGATCTGATCCGTCAGCTTGGAGACGAGGGAGAAGTCGCGCTGGAACCGGATCGCGTCCTCGCCGGCCTTCTTCTTCCGGGCCTCCTGGGTGGCAATGAGCTTCTGGAACGGCTCCAGGTCGTAGTCGGGACCGATGGACGACAGCTCAAGTTCTGCGTCGTCAAGAGCGTCCGCCGCCGGCCCACCGCAGATCGGGCACTTGGGAGCGCCCTGGGTCGGGGTTCGAAGCTGGCGGATACGAGCCTGCAAGGATTCACGCTTGGACTGCTTCCGAGCATTCAGGATCACAAGGTTTTGAAGCTCGCGCTTGTGCCCGACCAAGGAAATCTCCTCCGAATCGGACCACGGGACGGGCGGTTGGTCCCAGGTGTTCAGTTCGATGTCCGCCTGGAGCTTGGCAACGTCGGAATCGAGCCTGGAACGCTTGGAGACCCAGTCCTTGGCCGCATGGGCCTGCTTGAGAAGGTCCGACTCCGCGCGCTCGGCCGCGCTTTGGGCCTGGAGAGCCTCGGCGAGGTACTCGGACACGTCCATGGGCACTTCGCCCTCCCAGTTGATCGCCTGGATGACGGCGGACTGGGTCTTGCCGGTCGCCTTGACGTTCTTGAGGAGCTCCTTCTGCTCGTCGATCAGCTTTCCGAGCGCGATATGGGGCGGGTGAGCCGCGCTAAGGGCCTTGGAGCGGTCGATCGCCGACCGGATGACCACCGTGCGGCGAGCGACGGGGAAGGTCGTGGGGGCCGCGGTCTGAATCTTCGCCGCGATAATCGCCGGCTCCAGTTTCACGTCGCAGGCCTCGAATATGGCCTGAACTCGGGCCGGGCCGGACAGCGCGAAGAAGGTTTTGGGATCCACGAGCACGGACGGGAGGGCCATTTGACCAGGAATGCCGCCGACGGTGGACACGCCGCCGCGCGCGGTCTTCACCAGGCGGGTCTCGTAGCTCATCGGGAGCCTCCCCTGGTTGTCCATGATGGTGTGAACCGTCACGGAGAGTTGACCGGCATCCTCAGGGTTTCCCGCGAGCGCGGCGTAGATGCTGCTGGGCAGCTTTCCAACCGGGGGCGGTAGGTATCCGGCCATGCCGAAGCGGATGGCAGCGATGACGGCGCTCTTGCCGGCGAAGTTCCCGCCGCAAAGGAGCGTGGCGGGGCTCAGTTCGATGTCGAAGTTTCGGCCTTTGACGTTTTGACCGGTGATTTTGGTGAGTCTCATTTAGATTTTCCTGACTTTCTGGTTGTCGATGCAACGAGCGCGAGGTCATACAGCGCGATCACTTGCTGAAACTGGAGTTCTGGGTTGGGTTTCCAAAGCTTCGTGCGCGGCTTCGTCGATCTCGGCATCCGTGGTTTCAGTGGCGAGGGTTTGCCAGTTTTCCAGAGTACGCTCAGATACCTTCGCTTCCTCTCGGGCCTTCTGGAGTGGTGTCTTTTCGCTGCCGCAACCGGCTGCGGTAGCATTTTTGTGCGGAGCGTTAAGCTTGCGTTCGATTGTCTTCGCTATCTCCCCGGCCTTTTTTCTGGCCTTGATGGCGATAGCGGCGGCGCGGTTCTGGTTTGCCAGTCCTAGGTTGGCCTTCTTCATGTAGAGACGAATGGCGTCGGCTTGGTTGGCGATCTGCTTGGCATCGGGAATGGATTCAACCATGGCCAGCAGCGCCTCGGCCTCGCCTAGCTTGTCGAGCCCCTGCTCGCACTCGTACTTAGTGAGAGACGTGCTCACTTGGCAGCCTCCGGATCGGATGTCAGAGGCGAGAAGTCGGGGTGTGAAGCCGCAAAAGCCAGCGCCCGCTCAATCGTTGTCCTTTTATTCCATCCCCACCGCTTCGAAATCATCGCAGCCCGTTGGATGGTTTGCTTCGAGATCCTGTATGAAACAAGCATCACGTCATTTTTCCTTTTCCCGTCCGGCTTTGCTCGGGTTGTCATTCGGAAACCATTGATGACTGGGCTGGGGCGCGCAACGAAAAAGTGAAATCTTTAACGAGCTTGACAGCGCGCGACCGGGTCGGGAGATTGAAAACGCGCCAAGTTGTGGATTTGGCGCCCGAGAAATGAAGAAACCCGGCCGATCCGCTCGGCCGGGCTCTGCAACTGAAAAAAACCACCGAGCGGAGTGGAAATCAGACATCAAGGACTGTCAAATGATTATTACCAAACAGGGGAAGGACTTCCAACCCCATCCCGACTATCAGGGCCCGGCCGTCATCGTCGATGTCACCGAGCCGAAGAAGGTTCAGACCAAGTTCGGCGAGCAGGACCAGTTCCGCGTCGTGTTCGAAACGGCGGAATTGAACGAGGAGGGCAAGCACTGGTGCGCTTGGAGCAACGGATTCGCCCCCAGCCTCAACGAGAAGGCCAACTTCCGGAAGTTCCTGAAGGCCCTGTTCGGTCGGGACCTGACCAAAGAGGAGCTGGAAGGGTTCGACACGGAATCCCTCATTGGCATGAACTGCTTCGTCGTCATCTCCCAGGTCGAGAAGGACGACAAGGTCTACGCCAACATCGCGAGCTGCACCCCGCTGAAGAATCTGGCGGACGCCGTGAAACCGTCCGGGGAGTACAAACGGACGAAGGATCGCCCGAAACAGGACTCGAACTATCACAAGACCGAGGCACCCAAGCCCGCCGGCGGTCAGCAGTCCGCCGCGGCGGCTGCCCCGGTGGATCACTCGAAGACCAAGATCCACATCGGGAAGCACAGCGGCCACGAGCTGCGCGAGGTCGATCCGGCCAGCCTGGATAAGCTCGCCGAGCTTTGGATGCCGGGAGCCAAGGATAACGCCAAGGCCACCGCGGACGACAAGCGCCTCGTCGCCGCCCTGGAGTGGTACGTCGCCCAGAAGTCGAAGGCCAAAGTTGAGGAAGACGACTCCACCATTCCTTACTGAAATGAAGCCATGTCGGGTCTGTACTCGAAGTTGGCCTTAACCGCCTCCGTAACGGCCCTCCGGAGCAATCCGGGGGGCCTTTTTTTCTCTGCAACCTATGAAAATCACCACCGAAGATCCGAACCAACCGCCGCCAGTTCCCGTTCCCGAAGGAGATCCTGCCAAGGACTTCCAAGAAGCCGCCATGGATGGGAAGAACATCCACCTGTCCGGCATGGCCGGCACGGGCAAGACCACGCTGATCCGAAACTTCATCAAGGATCATGAGGACGTCGTGGACATCGTCGCCCCCACGGGCATCGCCGCTCTGAACATCGGCGGCATGACCATCCATCGCTGGACTGGGATGCTCCTGGGGCCGGGATCCGATCAGCGCGATCCCAACGAGACGAACGAGACGTACTTTCGCTGGCTCTGCGACCAGCCTTACAGGTCCATCCGCCGCGGGTTTGAGCGCATCGTCCGCTGCAAGGTGCTCGTCATCGACGAGATTTCGATGCTGAGCGGTAGGCAGCTCAACTTCATCGAGTGGATGTTCCGGAAACTGCGCGACGACGACCGGCCGTGGGGCGGGTGTCAGGTCATCACGGTGGGCGACTTCCTTCAGTTGGCTCCCGTTCGCAAGGGCGAGGCCAAGCCCTACGACTGGGCGTTCGCGGATCCCGTGTGGGAACAGTCGGGGTTCACGAACATCCTCCTGGAGAAGATCCACCGCCAAACCCAGCTCGACTTCATTTCGGCTCTCTGCGCGGTCCGGGTGGCCAAGGTGAGCGGCCGAGCGGCCCAGACCCTTCACAACCGAATCGTGATGTTCCCGGACGCCAACATCCCCCGGCTGTTCACGCACAACTCGATGGTGGACAAGTGGAACACCGCCATGCTGGAGGACGTTCCCGGCGAGGCCACGGAGTTCGTCGGTGAAATCTTCGGGGACCAGAAGGCCGGAGAGTTCATCGCCGACAACCTCCTCACGCCACGGAACCTGTTCCTCAAGGTCGGGTGTCAGGTGATGATGACCGTCAACGACCCGGATGGAATGTACGTCAACGGGACCGCGGGCAAGGTCACGCAGATCAGCCGGGATTTCATCTACGTCGAGACAGAGCGTATGGGCGAGGTGATGGTGTCGAAGCGTGTTTGGAAGAATGGCAAGCCAGGCCAGGAAGCGTTTGCGGAGTACGTCCAGTTCCCCCTGAGGCTGGCCTACGCCATGACGGTGCACCGGAGCCAGGGGATCACGCTGGATCGCGCCTACATCGACGTCAGGGCCGCGCGCGAGCCCGGCCAGGCTTACGTCGCCCTGTCGCGTGTCCGAACGCTGGAAGGGCTATTCCTGAAGGACTGGTTCGGCGGGTTGTACTGCTCGGATCAGGCGGTGGAGTTCTATGCGAAAATCAAAAGCGCCACCAAATGATCCTCACCACAGCGTCCAAGGGGGACAAGTCGGCTTACGAATTCCTGGTCGAGAATGGATTCGAGCCGCCCACGGAGCCGCCGGTTGACGGGAAGATCCATCGCTACAAACACCATTGCGGGGCCGGGGAGGCCGGTTGGGCGGTGTTCCACGAGGAGCCGGTGCTGCGGGGCCACGCCGGCTGCCACCGATGCCAGGCCGACCTGACCTGGATCGGCGTGGGTCGGGAGTTGACCGAGGCGGAGAAGAAGAAGATCGCCAAGGCCAACGAGGAGCGCGACGAGGAGAAGGAGGAGCGGGCCAAGATCCTGTCAGAGACCCTGACGGACGTGATCCTGCCAGAGCTCCTCCTGGCCCCGGACGAACACCCCTATCTCGTCAAGAAGGGGATCAAGGCCAACGGCGCGGTGATGTCGCCGGAGATGCCGTATCTGTTCATCCCCATCGTGGACGTGAATGGGCGGTGTTGGTCGATGCAGGCGGTTCACCACGAGCCCATGCCGAAGTTCGGCGGGAAGACCAAATACTTCCAGCCGGGCGGAAAAATCACCGGCCACTTCTTCCCGATCGGCCGATTCACCCAGGCCCCCGTGATCTGCATCTGCGAGGGGTTCGCCACGGCGGCGACGATCTACGAATGCACCGGGATGCCGGTCGCGGCGTCGATGTACGCCAACAACCTGATGTCGGTGGCGCGGGCCATCCGCTCCAGGTATCCCACGGCCGGGATTGTCGTCTGTGCCGACAACGACCGCCATGTGGCGGGAAGCAACCCCGGACTGGATGAGGCGGACACCGCGGTGCTGACGGTCCAGGCCGGGCTCGCCGTGCCGGACTTCGAAGGATTCCCGGCGGATCGGGACCACACCGACTTCAACGACCTGAAGCGCGTGAGGGGCGCGGACGTCGTCAAGGCCACGATCTTGGCGGTACGGCCCCCGGATCGGACGGTCTGTCTGTTCGACTCTGGGGGGAGGACGTGGTGGCTCCAGGCGGCAAACATGGACTTCGTCCCCGTGACGGAAGGCATGGTGAAGCTGGCCATGCACGTCTCGGGGATGGAGAAGTACACCAAGAACGGGGATCCATCGCCCATCGACCGGGAGGTTCTTCGCCTGATCCGGGAGGAGTCGGTTGCCTACGCGGGCCCTGTGGCAGGATGGCCCTCGGGGCTTCACTACATGGCCGGGAAGACTGTCCTGGTCACGGATAGCTGCATCCTGCCCGAAGGGAGGGCGGGGAACTCCGATCGGATCCAGAAGATCCTCCACGACGCCTTGGGCGAGGAGCAATACTTCCGCTACCTGTCGATCATCCACTATGCCCGGCTGCGGATCCTGAAGCAGCTCTGGTTCCCCCTGCCATCGCCCGTCCTGGTCGGTCCCAAGGACTGTGGCAAGTCGCTGGCCCAGGAGATCATCAGCCGATGTCTGGGGGGCCGTAGCGCGAAGCCTACGCTGTTCCTGCAAGGCCAGACTCCGTTCAACGGCGAGCTGTTCGGGGCAGAGCATCTCATGCTCGAAGACGACACCGCCAAGACCGACATGGCCAGCCGCCGGCACCTGGGCGAGTGCCTGAAGTCGATGTTGTTCAGCCGGACGTTCAACTGCCACGACAAGGGCCGCCGCGGGGTCGCCTTGAGCCCCTACTGGCTGTTGAGCATGAGCATCAACGACGAGCCTGAGCACCTCAACGTGCTTCCGGTGATCGACTCGGCATTGGCCGACAAGATCACGATCCTGAAGATGGAGAAAGTTCCCAGGGATGTGCCGGATGGGGTCAGTGAGGCCGAGTGGCTAACGCGAGTTTTACGCGAGGAGATGCCGGCATTCATCGACCGGATCGACACCCTGGACATGGCGTATGCCAAGGAGCACCACCCCCATTACTTCAACAGTCGGACACAGGTCGCCGCATGGCAGCATCCGAGCATTCTGTCGGCGCTGATCGACATGAGCCCTGAGCGCCAGCTCCTCACGTACATCGACAACGTGATCTTCAAGGACATGACGCCGGTGATATGGTCGGGAACATCGGAGGCACTTTTAGTGCGTTTGAAAGATTCCCAATACACGCGGGAAGTCGAAAAACTGCTTTCCTGGCCCAATGCGTGCGGTACTTATTTGCGAAGATTGATGATAAATTTCCCAAAAAGAATCGAGTACATCCGAACGAAAAACAGCCGGACATGGCGGATACAGCCTCCGCAAGAGGGCGAAAACGAGGCCGGTTTGTGGACCTGATTTTGTATCAGATCCATGCTTATAAACTCCGCGACACTCGAAAAAGGGTGCGTCACCTTTATGAACACCAAGTTTTTAACGGGAATTTTCCAAAAGCGAAAGACCCCGTCATCTGCGTCACCTGCGTCACCGCTGGTGACACAGGGTGCGGGGTCATCTCAGACCCCGTCATCCACTCAAGTCGTTGATAATAAGCAGACTTCCGAGCCGATGACACAGTGTCACACTACTTCTACTTTAGAAAAAGAGGTAAATAAAAAGGATACAGTATATAATGGTGTCCCATTATATAATGGTGATAGTTATTTTACCTATCCTAAGGATATGGAGCCTACCCCGTCATTGGCGTCACCGCCGCCAAAAGACCCCCTGCCTCCGCTGGTCGATCGACCCCCTGATTTCGTCTTCCAAATTGGCGACAGAATCCCCCCTTGGGCACTGGAGGCCATGGCGACCTGGGATGACCTGCCGGACGCTTGGTGGCAGGATGACGACTTCCGACTCCAGGCGGCGTCTGTGGGAGTACACTCAAAACCTGAATTGGTTTTGCGATTCAAAACCGATCCGGATTCACAAAATGCCCCTGCCTGGGAGCGAAAAGCATTCGAGTTTTTAACTACAGAAACCGAAATAGATCTCGATTCGTCTGTGATTCAATCAGCGGAAATCGGATTCCGCGGCTATGGACGGCGGGGAGACTGCCCCAACTGCCGGGTTGCCCATGACCGGATCCTGGCGGTTCGGAAGGAGGAGGAGGAAAAGGCTGAGGCCCGCCGGGAAGCTCGGCTGAAGAAGCCGAAGAAGGAGGCCAAGTGATCGTCACTCGCAGCCGTGGCCGTGCCCGGCGAGTCCCGGTGATCCTCCTGTCCGATCCTGGACGAACGCCCCCCGTGGCCATCGTGGACAGCCGCGAGCAAACACCCCTGGCCATGCCTGGGCTGAAGACGGTGATTCGTGGCCTGGTCAGCGGGGACTACTCGATCGTTGGCGGGGAGCACCTGTTCGCCATCGAGCGCAAGAGCCTGAACGACCTGGTCGGCTGTGTGACCCGGGAGCGCCAACGGTTCGAACGGGAGCTGGTTCGCCTGCGCGGCTACCGGTTCAAGCGGCTGCTGATCATCGGCACCGAGGAGGAGATCCAGGCGGGGAAGTACACCTCCGCCACGCCGCCCCAGGCCGTGCTGGCATCCCTGGCGACCTGGGAGGTTCGGTTCGACGTGCCGGTGGTGTTCGCCGAGGACCCCGACGTGGGCGGGTTGCTGGTGGAAGGTTGGATTCGGGCGTTTGGCAGAGAACTCGTCCTGGACGCGGCCAAGGTGGCTTCAGCGGTTCCGGACGCGGCCCCGGCCCGTGAGCCGGGAGAAAGGGTGGAGGCATGAAGTGCAAGTACGAGGTTCCCTATGAGGGAGAGTGCGGCATTGAGACGATGAATCCCAACGGGTGTTCTTCCCACCGGGACGCGAGGTGTTGCTCGTGCGGAGCCAAGGCCACGCATGGGTGCACTGAAACGCTGGGAGGATTCGTGTGTGGCCATCACCTTTGCGATGACTGCGCCCACGTTTCCAACGGCCATGGAAGAAAGGCAAATCCGTGAGACGCTGGACACGATGGATGCGGCGAAACGCCGAGGTGGCTGCGGCGGCATGGCGGGGGTTCCGCTACCGGTACGGCATCGGGGCCCCCGTGGTCTCTGAGGGGCTGGCCCTGGCGCGGCGGTTCCTGCGGTTCAACCGGCGGGCCAGGATCCCACTGAAGGCTTGGAAGCAACGGCTGCGCGCGTGCCGGAAGTGCGACCTGTACGATCCGAAGCACAAGACCTGTGGGGACAACACCGGCGTCATCCAGATCGTCGATGGCGGGTCGCTGTTTCCCAATGGCTGCTCGTGCAAGGTGGGCGTGAAGGCTTCCGACCCGGAGGCGGAATGCACGATGGTCGCGTTCAAGATGCCGTCGCTCTGGAAAGTGTCGTCATTGAGAATTTCGCTTGACGGTGAGCGGGCCGCGACGAACGATGAACTCAAGTCGAGGCTATGAAATTCACCGATTTCAAAAAACTGTGGGACGAGGGACTGAAAAAGACCCTGGGATCCGATGACGCCAAAATGGCGGATGGAAAGCGCAAGATCCATGAGGTGCGCGATCGATTTCGCGACCTGAAGATTTGGAACGAGGCGAAGAACCAGCCGGTGTTCGGGTGGGCCCCCGTGGTCTACGGATGGCGCATCGAGGTATGGGACGCGGGAATTGCCATCGAGTGGCCTTTCAACGGGACGTTCAAGGGTGGGGCTGAGATCATCTTGATCAATCGGGTTCCCTGGCGGCCGGGAAAGGACATGGAGATTTCCTGGACTCACGAGTCCCCCTGGTCTGAGGGCGCATGATCCAGCCCATGTCATCGGCGGACACGCTCAAGCTGTCCCAGGCTCTCACGGGCGACTTTGGGAACCTGCTCCGTATCTCGCTGGCCGAGGAATCCGACACGATCGAAACGCTCGCGGGCGAGCTGGTCTTCAACACGGAAAAAGGGCCGGAGGCGAAGGCCCAGGAATTCGCCGAACTGAACGCAGAAGCATCCCATGTCCACTGGACCCGAAAATGGCTCAAAAGCATCGGCCTCGAAACACCACCTGATGACGGGAGAGATCAGTGAGGCCGAGTTCGAGCGGCTTTCCAAGCGCGGCTCGATGATGCTGGGCGGGTTCGCTGAAGCCTACGCCGTGTTGCTGATCGAAACGCTTGCCAGGAAGGACACGATTTCAAAACGCTTGCAGCAACTCTACGAGAAAGCAGAAGCCAACGGGCAGGAGTTGAGCAGCAATGAGAACGCAACCTATCGCACGATCCTCAAGGATCTGTCAGAAACGGCCCGCATCCAGCTCGCCGCCATGACCGCCGGAACAAAGATCGACTACCGGAAGAAAGGCGGAGCCGCTGGGAAAGTTGAAGCATGAAAATCACGCTGAATCATCATCTCTCGAAGCACGGTTACCCGGTCATCCTGGACGACAACAAGCAGCCCATGTCCATCTCGGCCGGGATCAATGCCGTCCTCTCGAAGACGGGTGTTTCCCCCGCCCAGTTCGCCGCCTGCTGCAACATCCTCCCTACCACGCTCCGCCAGTACGGACGCCGGGCAGCCGCGCCCGCCAACGTCCTAAACATGCTCGGACTGCTGCTCGATAACCCGAAGACCATCCGGAACTACGTCCCCCAGTCCTCGCTAGAACTGAGCAAGACCGAGCGGAAGGTTCTGTCGATGCGCGCAGCCGGGAAAAGCTTCCGTGAAATTTCCGCGGCCATCGGGGTCACTCGCCAACGTGCGTACCAGATCGCTGAAGCCGCGGCCGGGAAACGCATGAAGGGAGGTGAGTGACCATGGCTAAATCCAAAAAGGGCGGGAAGAAGAAGTGCTAACGATTCCCCAGGGTGCGGCCGGGGCGGGGCAGCCTCGACACCTGATTATCCCAAGCTGGACGCACCCTGGACACCCCCCGCCGACAACGGAGCGATCGGCGGGACCAGCAAGCTCCAGGAAAAACTGCACCATGCCAAGACCCCGTAAAACACCAGCCGATCCCAAACCGATCCTGGTTTCGACCATCGAAAACAACCTGCGCCTGAACAAGCGCGCCGACCTGGCCTCGATCAAGATCGCCAAGATCCTTTCGGAGTTCCCCGGAAACTACCAACAGGACATCCTCGGAGTCGTCCAGGAGGCCATCAACGCCCAGGCGCCCGAAGTCACCGTGGTGACCTCGGAGGATCTCGCCGCACCCAAGGCATCCGCCTACTGATTTCAGGATCCAGACGGCGGGCAAAACCGGACTCCGCTAGGGCCTGAAAATGCCATCCCCTGCCGAACGTGAGACTCCGGTGGGGGGTGGCATTCTGATCTCCACCCCCATGAAAAAACGAGGATGACCGAACTGCATCCAGAATATCGGAAAGTCTTCGCCGGTTTTGGAACCCCCCAATCACAAAGCTCCCCGTTATGCCTCGACGACTTCCGGGTGAATCTGACGTCCTGCCCATGATTCGATCCGCCAATCCCAACGCCCTCATCCCCGAGGGCCTCGAAAAGGCCGTCATCGGCCTGGCTTGGCGCGGAAGAAGCGGCCCCGTCGCCGTCGTTTCCATCCCCAAGGCCGTCAAAATCCTCCAGAAACGCGACAAAATGACCTCGGACGACGCCGAGAAGTTCCTTCGATTCAACGCCATCTCGGCCACCGTTCCGAACGGGCCGGTTTGGGCGGAAACAGACTGATTTTAGAGGCACGAACCACCAGGACGGGGGAGAGCTGGCGCTTAAACCCTTGATACCCTGGTCTCGTGCCTCTTTCCCCAGGCGTGAACATTGCAAATGCAACAGATGCAAACCGTTTGCAATAACCTAAAAAATACTCTTAGAGAATCCGACAGATCGGGTACTCGATCGTGAGCGCGCCTCGCACGGCCCCGCCCCCCGCCCCCGGCATCGCGCGCGGCGGCGGTGCGGCGACGGTGCGGCGGTGGTGCCTGCCGATCCGGCCGGTCGGCATCGTGCCAGGACGCGGCGGCTGCCGTGCTCACCCCCGGCTCGTGTTCCCCCGAGGCTGCCGCGTTCGATGTCGCCATCGGACTGCCGGGATCCGGGGACCTGCGTCACGGTCGCACCTGGGGGATCCGTGCCGCTGGCGGCTGCCCACGCCCGTCACCGAAGACCGGGCGCCGCGGGCGCCGCGGGATCCTGGCGGGGACCTGCGGGCGGATGGGGACCTGCGGGCGCCGCGAGCGGATGGGATCCTGGCCGGCGTGGTCGATGGGCCCAGCTGCCAAGGGCGCGAACCGCGGCTTTTCCCGAGGGTCACCACAGCGCCCCCCTGCGCTCCGAGGGCTAGGATTGGCGCCCAGGAGGCTGGCGGCGTCCGGATTCGGGCGTTTCGGTGCCTGGACAGCAAAAACCCCGCGGCCTGTGAAGGCGCGCGGGGTGGCGTGGGGATCCTGGGTGTCAGCGGGCGACTCGACCGAGGATGGCGCGGGCGTCCCGGATGAATTTGCGGGCCATGGCGAGGGACTCGCGGCGGTTGGTGGCGACCGATGTCTCGACGTACCCGGCTACGGCGCGGCGGCTGCGGGACTTCCGGAGCCCAGGGCGGTTGCGGTTCCGGAAGTACGAGGCCGCGCAGAGGAGCGCGGTTCGAAGCGGGGACGGTTCGGCTTCGGCGATGGGGAGCCAGTCGGGCAGCTTCACGACACCACCTCCCATGTTCCCGATGCCGCCTCGATGCGCTGCCACCCTTGCGGAGCGATGCGGGCGTTGTTGGCTGCCGCCCAGGCTTCGCACTTGGCGGTCAGTGGCGTTTGAAGCTGCATGAAGGTTCCCTTGTTCACTTGGATCCCTCCGTCGTCCATCCCGCCCGATTGCAAGCGCGGCGAACCTTCCGCCGCCAGGAGGACGGTTTAACCTGCACTGCCACCTCCGTCCCTAGGTCCGTTCCGAACCGCCTAGACAGCCCGTTGACTACAGGCCACCCAACTGGCCAGTAGGTTGCTAGTTGCCCGTAACCTGGGCCTGTCATCATGGTCCCCGACGATACGCGGAATGTGAGTTTCATTTTTTGGTTGCTTCCGGCCGGCGTGATTGCCTCCGGCCTCAAGTGCCTACCGTTGCCGGCGGCACCTGGGACCGAGGGCGAATCAGCGGCAGCAGGCAGGGAGCAGCTTGGTCATCTCGTGGGGGATTTCAGTGTGGCCCGCGGTGAGCAGGCTTTCGGGGGTGTGCTCCGTCATTCCCATGAAGTCGCCATTCGCGAACCACGAAACGCCGAAGAGGCTTTGGCGCATGAAGGATCCGTTTCGCATCTGCGTTTCAGGATCCGCGCCGGGGGCGGTGGTGAAGTATCGGATCGCGCGCTTCGTTGCTTTCGTTTCGGTGCTGGTGGTGTTCGCCATGCCGCACTTGTACGCCCCCACCGCTTACGTGTCAAGCCCCCTTTCGCTTTACAGCGCAAAAAGCCTGCGGGGAACGTCTCCCGCCCTCCTCGCCTCGGCTCAGGCTGACGATGCACTTGTGTTGAGACGCGCCACAGATCCGGCGCAACTGCTCCCAATCGTTGGGCGCGGCTTTCTGGTATGTCGTTGTTGTCATGGGTTACTCCTCGTTCTCGGCCGGCATGTCGGGGCCCAGGGCCCAGTTGCCCACGGGGTTGCCGTTTATGTCTCGGCAGGTGCCTTCCGTGTGGCCTTGAAGAATCTTGCCAGCCACAACCCGCAGGATCCTGGCGACCTCCGCGGTCATGGCCTCCGCGGATGGCTCGTCGTCGCCTCGAAAGGCGGCGTTGTCGGTGTTGGTGATTTCGAGGTGCATTAGGGTAGTGAGGTTGCGTGGATGTTTCACAGGCAGAGGATGAGGAAGGCGATGACGACGAGGGCGGCGCAGAAGATTGCCGCCCCTATGTGCTCAGTGAGTTTCATTGCGCGGACAGTTGTAAGCTAGTTGAGCTTACGTGTCAAATTAAAAAGTAGCCTAGCTCCTTCAGACTCGACCAACCGCGGCATCCTGGCCGACGCAGGTCAGGGGCCCCGACGACGACATGATCGATCAGTTCGATCCGGATCAGTTGGCCGGCGCGGATCAGATCCCGCGTCACGCGGACGTCCGCCTCGCTCGGCATCGGATCCCCGCTGGGGTGCGAGTGGGCGAGGATCAGAGCGTGCGCGTTGCAGACGATGGCGGAGCGGAACACGTCCCGCGGATGCAGAAGCAGGGTGTCGAGCAATCCCTGACTGATGATCTCCCAGCCCAGGATCCGCCGCCTCGTGGACAGGAACAGGGCGACCGCGGTTTCCCGGTCCCATGTCCATTCCGGCACGGCGAGGGCGATAGAGTTGAACGCGCCCACCGCCACGGCCGGCGTATCGCACACCGGCTCCGGTCCGGCGTCGGCGTGGTAGAGGGCGATGGGCTCACGGATCAGGTTCACGCGGATCTCAGAGATGCCGCGGGGGCAGCGCAGGTCAGCGGGCGCGCGCATTGTCCTCATCGCACTCCCCCTTTCCTGGCGACTACCCTTGGATAGCGCCGGCGATCCTGAGCCGTAGCCTTACGCTCCCTGACCCATCCGATGCCCACCCACTCCATTAGGTATCCGTCCCAGATTACGAAGGTGATCTTGTTCTCGTTTCCGGCCACCATGCGAATCGTACTCACCTCGTCGAACGCGATCGTCCTCATCGCACGCCCCCTTTCGCGAGCAATAGGGCGAGGTTGGGCCATTCCACGTATGCCCCGCTGTCGTCGATCCGCACCCCCTCGAACGGACCGAACCAATCGTCGCCAAACTCAGGGGCGACCATACCGCCAATGTCAGACCTGAACGCTTCCAGAGACGCCAGATCCGGACCATCGGGCGCAACGTGTCCGAAGGCAGCGGCGACCTCGGCAGGGGACTCGCCGGTTTCCTCGCCCCATTGGGAACGGTCAGCGAGTGCCTGCCCGCCGAAATTGAACTCCTGGCCGCAGGCGTTGCAATGGAAGTCGGCCCCATGCGTGCCGTGCTGTTCCCAGGCCGACCCACAGTGACACACGAAAAATCCGGGACTTCCCTCGCCCTGGTCGTGGGGTCGGTAGAGCCACCGCCCGTATTTCGGGAGCTTGCTGGCCCAGTAGTTGATGATGAGGCCGCGCGCCTCAACCATTGCAGGGGTGACCTTTCCGGTCCGGTTGGCGATGGCTGACAGGATCGCGCCGACCTTTCCGATCAGCTCATGCGCCCCCGCCCGTTTCACTTCGTTGTCTTGCGTGTTGGTTTCGCTCATGCGGGGACAGTTGTAAACCCTGACCGCTTACACGTCAAGCGTTTTTGATTTGACCCGTACCAGATTGAAGCGTACAGGTCAGCCATGGCCAAACACAAAGCACCGCAAACCGAAATTCCATTCGTCGATGAACCGTTCGCCCTGATCGGCGAGAAACTCAGCGCCTTCCCATCCGTCCCCCAGGTCGAAACCTGCGACTCCTGCGGAGGGCCGGTGACGACGGAGGAGTATTGCCGCCCTTGCCAGGAGCGCCGGCTCCGGTTGGAGCAGGCGGACTGGGTGGACATCATGGAAGCCTGACGTGAAAAAGATCCCCATCCCCGACTTGCCGCCCGGTTGGAGCATCGCACGCGAAGGTTTCGATGTTGTCCTGCGCGACGACCATCGCCGGCCGGTGATCCGGACGCGCGCCCCATGGACATGCTCCTGGGCTCAACTGGTCGTTCACGTCTGGAAGGAACTCAACGAAATCGCATCATCACATCACTCCCCCAAATGAACCCCATTAAACGCTTCGCCCTCTGGTACGATTCCCCACTCGAAATGAGCGACTTTATGAAAACGGGCGCGGCCATCTACGCCTCCGCCCATCGCGATTACCTGAGGGAGCGAGCGCGGATCCTGGCTGGACAGCACATCTGCTGGTCGGAGGGTTTCCTCCGCGGCTACCTCGCCGCCCATCGCGGCACCATCCGATACTTGGCCAACTACGCCCCAGCGTTCCGGCCGATGATCGCCCAGGCGATTCGCCGCGAACGTCGCAGGATGCGGGCGACAAAAACGGTTGACGCCATCAGGTTGTAAGCGTACACATCCCACGTCGCCGCCGCATCAAGCACAGGCGACAAGAAATCCCAAAACCCCATAAAACAATGAGTCTCACCAAGTTGTTGGCAGGGCGGACCAGTGAAACCGCCAAGAAATCGACCGGAATCATCCTCACCGACCCCGCACTCCTGGCCGATGCGCGCGCCTGGATCGAGGCAGATCAGGAGATGGAAGCAGCGGAGTCCAAGAGGACGGCCGTCGAAATGAACTTCAAACCCGCAGTTCGGCGCGCATGGTTCGCCGCCAACGCCGGTCG